ACATCCTGCTGGCTGGAAGCGACTCACTGCGTGGTCTGGGGGAAATCTTCGGACCGGCACCGTCGATGCTGATCGGCACCGCGCAGTTCGCGGCGGACGCCATCGCTGCGCCATTCTCCACCACGACGTCGCTGGAGGATGTGTTTCGGGAGTCGCCCATCACCATGGCTCGCGCGCTGGGGGACACCTATGCCTACCTGCAGAACGGGGCCATCGTGGATCGGCGCGGCTATGTCGTCTCGGACCAAATGACCACTGGCACCGTGGTTGCCCGGGCGCTGGGCTTCTACCCGTCCGAAGCGGCCAAGCAGTATGAGATGATCCGCTCTGCCAAGCGGATGACCGACTACCAGCGGGAGGTTGCGACCGGGTTCCGCACGGCATGGATCAAGGCGACGATGCGCGGAGATCGCGCCCGGGCGCGCGAGATCGAGGCAGCCGTGGAGGACTGGAACGCCGGGGCCAAGGGCACGGCGCTGGAGGTGCGGAACTTCGTCAAGAACTCCCAGAAGGCGCTGAAAGAAGCCCGTCGCCCGGCGGTGGAGCGGACCCTGCGGTCCGCCCCGGATGCTGCTGAGGCCGATCTGCAGCGGATGGTTGACCTGCTCACCGCGAATTAGGGCACCGCGCGCAACTGACCGAGGGTCATGTTCTCCGGCCGAGAGTCTTGGTTGTTGAGCATGTCCCTCAGTCGGTCGTGGCTGAGGTTGATGCCCAGCACATAGGTCTGTGGCAGGCGGAGTTCTGTGCCGCGCCCGAGCATGGCCTTCTTGGAGTGCGGGGTGGCGTCGGCTGCGTCCGCAGCAAGGATGTCCACCAGCCGCTTGAAGTCGCCGCCCTTGCTGGACAGCCACTTGCGGAAGAAGACCCGGTCCACCAGCAGGATGCCGCGGTCGAAGGGGGACTGCATGGTCTTGCGGTATAGGTCCATACGCACCCGCACCTCTCCCCGAGGAAGCCGAAGCGGATCGTAATAGGTGCCGCCGCCATCGGTGTTCATCATGACGACCGTGGCATCCCGCATCTCGTTCAGGAACTCTGCCAGCATATCGAACTCGTCCACCTTGGTGGCGGCGATGCTGCGCCGGATCATGCCAGCCTGCAGCAGGGCGAACTCGGTGGCGTCTTCGTACTCGTACTCCACCCACCCTTTCTCCACGGCGATCTTGTTCATCAGATCGGCAAGGACGATCATCACCTCCCAGTACCGCTCCTCACCAGTGAACCGTACCTTGTACTTCTTCTGGAAGTTGCTCATGTGGTCCGTGACCAGCTTCCGTGCAGCGTCTTCACCCATCTCCACAAGGTAGTGGATCACCTTCGGGCCGACGTGCCCGTGGTTGCGGGTGATGGTCTCGTAGAACTTGCGTCCTGTCTCGGTGCCTTCTGAGAATATGTCTGACGCATCGAGCGCCAGTTCCAGCATCCGCGCCATCTGCGCATCCGTCTCGAACGAGGCAGCCAGCAGCTTGCCGCCCATCGGGCGGTTGGTCGACAGCGCCACGGGCGCGGCCCATGTGCGGGCATCACGCTCCTCGGCTCTGGCATTGAGGCGGCTCTTGTCCCGACCCTGTGTGACCCCGTAGATGAAGTCCCCGACCTCCTTGTCGGGCATCATGGTGGTCTCGTCGATGGTCATGGGCAGGTTGCAGTAGAACGACAGGCGGGTGAACAGGGCGTTCTGGGTGTACTTCGACTGGAAGTGCAACTCGACCGGGTCGCCCCAGACGGACTGCATCGCAAGCTGGGCCAGCGACTTGCCGCTGCCGGTCGGCCCGTAGAGGGACAGCACCGCACCCTTGAGACCGGTGAACTGGTAGAGCGGCGCGGACATGGAGACGCCGAGGGCGAACTTGTGCGCCTTGAGACCAGCCAGTTGCATCAGCTTGGTGACCTTGAGCCACTTCGCATGTTCACCCTTGGTGACGTACATCCCTGCGCCCGTGCGCTGGACCGACGACGACAGCACCACATCCTCGGTGACCGTCTGCCCTTGTTCGTCCTTCCGCACCTGCTTCGTGCCGAGCAGGAAGATGGTGTTGTCCTCCTTCCAGCCGAGTGAGGTGTAGAGGTTGGTGGTGGTCCGCATCTTGCGCAGTTCGTCCATGTAAGAGCGCAACATCATCTGGAACCTTTCGGTGTGAACCTTGTGGCTGAGAACGATACCTTGGTCTGCGATGGCGGTGGGGAACTCGCGGTTGCCGTCGGCGAGGTAAGCCTGCCGGAACTTGAGTTCCTGCCAGCCCTTGTGCGGGCGCTTCCAGTGGTAGCGCACCACCTCGTAGCCCAGCGCCTCGTCGCGCCCATAGCCCACCGGGTAGATGTCGAAGGTGGTCACCTCGATGTCGGTGCCCTCGACGTCCTGTGCAATGCCGCCGCTTGCCATCCGCTTGTAGCCCTTGGGCATGGGCACGTCGTGGGCGACGGTGTCCAACACATCTTCTACCGGACCCTCGGCCTCAGCGAACCGCTGCCCGATCTGGGCCGGGCTGGTCAGCTTGTTGGCAAAGGGGCACTTGTCGCAGCCGGACTTGCGCATCTCCTTGAAGCGTTTGCAAGTGGCCGGGCCGGTCGACTGCCGCCGCCACTGCTCCATCTTGGTGATGGTGTTGGAGTAGTCGTATTCGGGGTGCTGGTCCGACCATGCGACGGCCGTCCCTTCGGCGTCGTCGCAGTAGGCAGCGATACCCAGCATGGCGTACCAGAACGGCTCCTCGACATCACCCTGATGGTTCACACCCCATGCGATCTGGGCGCATCCTTGGACGATGTTCCCAGCAGAGGCGGGCGCGTATTGCTGACCGGACGACAGCGATGCCGTGATGCTGGAAACCTTGGTCTGCGCGGCAAGGCCACGGGCTGCCGCCTTCTTCGGCATCGACACGCCCATGAACTGGGCCAGCACCTGCCGCAGGTCTTCCGGGTCATAGTCTGGCGCGTCCTTGAGGATCATCACCTCTGCGCCGTTCTTGGGATTGTGGGTGCCCACCGGGCGCAGCACCCGGGCACTGTCCGCGGTCACCGTGGGGTCGATCTCGAACCCGTGATGCTGGGCACATGTTTTCAGGGCGTCAGCCAGCGGCTGCCAGTCGGCCGGGTCCAGCGCCTCGGTCAGCGGCCAGTAGACATGGAGACCACGACCAGACGAGACGATGAGGGGGGCGGGCATGCCGCTGGCCTTGAGGAAGGCGCGGAGGGCCTTGGCACCAGCGCGCTGATCTGCGAAGGGTTTGTCCTCACCACAATCGACGTCGATGAATAGCGCCTTGGTCTTGAGGACGTTGACCTGTTTTCGACTGGTCGTGTCGATGAACGACGACATGGCATAGTATACGTTGCTGCCTGCCATGTCGATGCGAAGCACTGCGTTCGCAAGAGCATCAATGCTCTCATAAAACTTCTGCGCGCGACGATCCGGGTTAATAACAGTCGCTACATAATACCCAACGTCAGGCAGCACTCTGCCCAAGAACCCTGCTGTGTCCATATCCCTACCCTGCTCGGATGAATGGGGGCGTGAACCCCCACCCTTACACTATGTGGACCAGTTTTTGTAGTTCCACCAGACGCTCGTCGCTCTCCATGGCTACCACACGGGGGGAAGGCCACTCATGATCGACCATGATCCTAAGCAGTTCCTTGAGCACCTTCCGTGTATACACCATATTTCGTGGTGCTACCTGCCCGGCTGCCCGCCAGTTGTAGTAGGTTACTCGGGATACCCCGAGTAACCGTGCCATCTGCCCTTTGGTGAGCATCATGTGACGTCTGAGGGAGTCGATCCGTTCGAAGGGGATCGCCTTTGGCTCAGTCATCTTCGTCCATATCCTCCATCAGAGCGGCGATCTCGTCTGCCAGCGACGTCGTCCCGGCCTTCTCGACCTTCGGCGCAGCCTTGGCAGCGGGCTTGGCAGCGGGCTTGGCGGCCGCCTTCGGCTTCGCGGCCGGGGCTTCGTCTTCCTCCGCGACCGGGGCCGCCTTCGGCGCAGCCTTGGCACCGAACCCACGCTTCGGCGCTTCCGGCTCCGGCTCCGGCTCCGGCGCGGCCTTCACAGCGGGCTTGGCAGCCACCTTGGCAGCGGGCTTGGGAGCCGGGGCTTCCTCCTCCGGCGCGGCAGCGGCCTTCTCGCCGGTGATCTCCAGCACCTTGTCCGAGCCGAACAGTTCTTCCACGGCGGCGTATTCTTCCTCATCGAGGAAGCCGCCGAACTTGAACAGCAGCTTGGGGAAGCTGGCGTCGGTGTCGAAGGTCACCACGGTCTTGACCGCCTCGACCGGGATGCCACGGTGCGACAGTTCCTTCTGGTAGGCCGCCAGCCCCTTGAGCGCGGCGGGCGTGACCTGCAGCAGGTAGGTCGGCCCGGTCGGATCATTGGACGCCACGACAGCCAGACGCTTCTGGTCGGCGCAGGCCTTGATCTGCTGGCCGAGCGGCGTGACCTTGGACCCCCATGCGTTCATCGGGCAGGAGGCGCAGATGTCATGCTGCGGCGTGGTGCTGTCGGCAGCGGGGCGGATGCCATCCAGCGAGTAGCAGTCCGGCGAGACCGGCTCACTGTCGGGGGTCCACTGCTTTGCGTAGTACGTCTTCGACAGACGGGGGTTGGCACCCACGATCACGACCGACAGCTTGGTGTCTTCGAGCACGGTCTCCGTGCCGTCTTCCACGATGCGGAACCGCGCACCCTTGATGGAGATGCGGGGGTAGTTCGCACCGCCGGACAGACCACCAGCCAGAGCGGCCGACAGGGCCGAGGGCTGACCGACCACACGGGCGAGGTGGGCCGGGATTTGGATATTGCTGGGAACGATGTTGCTCATGTCATCCTCTCACTGAGCGGGTTTCGTGGCAGCTTTCACTGCCCACATTGCGGCGTCTTCGACGTGGTTCTGGGCCAGCGACTTGAGACGGACGATCTCGCTGGTGTGGTCCATGGTCTTGGCCCACTCCGCATCGGTCATATCGTCGGCCACCTCCGGCATCGGGATCGCCTCGATCAGGTCGATCAGATCGGCGGCGGCCCGCTTGATCTTGCCCACCATGTCGTCGTTCGACGGATTGAAGTTGATCCCGACCCGGTATTCACCTTTGGTCATAGGGGTCTCCTGTGGTTGCGGTTACTTCTTGAGGCGCATCGCCGTCATCTCGGCGATGAGCATGGGTCCGAGACTGTCTGCGTCGGGGGCGAAGATCGCATCGACGCTGTCCGGTCCATTCGGGTTGTAGATGCGGTGGCAGATCAGAAACCCGTTCCGCACCTGCACCACAGTGAGCGACTTCGGGTTCTCCCAATGCGTCATCATTGGGAGCGGGTTGACGTTGCCGTTGCCGTTGCCCGCGCCGAGCGCGGTCGGGGTGTGGAACCCCAGCCAGCGCAGGGCCAGTTCCCGCAGCCACTTCATTCGTCACCGCCAGTCGGCTTGCGGACGTTGATGCCCAGCTTGCTGCCATAGGTGATGCCCGGCGGAACCTCGCCAGTCTCGTCCATATAGGCCCGCACCGCCGTCTTGGACACGCGCTTCTCCAGCATGTCGAAGGCTTCCTGTTCCCGGATGAAGGTCAGCACGGCGTCCCAGTCAGCGACGTTGGCGAAGTCCGTGGTGGTGACGAAGGCCGTCCCGGCGGCGGTCTTGAACGACGTGACGCCATCCTCGTCCGCCTTCTGCATCAGCCACGACTCCAGCTTGGTCATCTTGGCTTTGATGTCGGCGAGGTCTTCCTTCACTTGGTTCTCCAGCGCCTCTTTCTTGCGCCGAAGTTTCATGTAGGTGCCTACCACCTGCTCGACTGTAAGGCTCATTCCACCCTCCACACCCGGACGCCCTTGGCGTCTGCGGTCTCTGCCTTCGCCGTCACGAAGCGGGCTTCCAGACGCTTGCTGGCGCGCTTGCACAGCGCCGACATCTGGGTGCTCTCCTTGTTCGGGACGAAGAAGCTGTCGCCCACTTCCATCTGATCGAACGGGTACTTCCACCGGATGTTCTTCTCCGGCAGCGGCACGTTCTTCTCGATCACAAACGTCATGTTATCCCTTTCCCATCTGGGCGATAAGGTCTAGCAACACACCCTGTAACTTCTGCTTATTCTGCAGACGTTCATAGATGCGATGCTCTACTTCGGTTGCTTCGATGTGTACTACGTTCGACACATGCTTCTTGCCGATACGCTCTACACGACCATTGGCCTGAACATACTGTTCGTTACTGGTTATGGGACCATACCATACAACGGTTGACGCCGCTGTCAAGGTCAATCCGTGCGCCATTGTCGCCGGATGTGCGATCAAGATACGGGGATCACGCGCATGTTGGAAGTTATGGAAGATGTCATTGCGCTTCGCTGACGACACTTCGCCATTCACCACACCCACCGTCCACTGTTTGGACAGTTCACGCTCCAGCATCCGCAGGGTGCCGGTCAGCGGGACGAACAGGATGACCTTCTCGCCCGCCTCCTCGATGACCTCCTTCACAGCGTTGATCCGTGGTGTGCAGTCCAGTTCCAGAAGTTCCCCGTTCTCGCCATAGGCCACACCCAAGGCGATCTGGATCAGCTTCTGCGCCTTCACCGCCTCGTTCACGGCGGTGATCGTGCCGCCCGCCACCTCGGTGACAAGCTGTTTGACCATCTGCTTGAAGTGCTTCGACTGCTCCGGGGTCATCTCGACCTTGCGGGTCTGGGTGATGGTGTCCGGCAGGTCCAGACAGTCCTCGCGTGTGAAGCGGATGGATGGCTGGAGCACGTGCTTCACAATGTCCACGCTGTCCGGCCGAGGGACGAACTTCCACTGGCCGATCTTGGTCATGACCTGTTCGCGGAACGCTGTGTAGGACTTGCTCATGTGAGGGCTGTCCACCAGCTTGGCCAGCGCCCATGCGTCGGTCGGCTCGTTGGGGGTGGGCGTCCCGGTCATCAGCCACAGGCGCAGGTTCGGCTGGACTTGGAGCCAGCGGTAGAACTGCTTGAACCGCTTAGTCGATGGGTTCCGGTAGACCGCCGCCTCGTCGATGATGACGAGATCGAACATGTCCAGCGTCTCCTTGGCGATGATTGGGAAGCCGTCGTGGTTGATGATGTAGAAGTCGGCGTCGGTCTTGAGCAGCTTGAGCCTGCGCTTCGCATCGCCATAGAGGGTCACCGACTTGCGGTGGTAGAACTCCTTGAAGATGGCGTCACCCCACACCCGCTCCAGTGTGGACAGGGGCGACAGGATCAGCACCTTCTTCACCACACCTGCGTTCATCAGGTAGTCGGCAGCCCAGAGGGAACTGACGGTCTTGCCTGTGCCAATCGAGTTCAGCACAAGACACCGCTTGTGCAGAGTCAGGAACCCTGCGGTCTCCCGCTGGTGGTCGAACGGCGTAAAGCGGCCGGGCCAGTCGTACTGGTAGCCAATAGGCGATGGCGGGTTGAACCCCAGTTCCTTGAGGCGCTGCATCTCCCGCACCCGGTGCGGCACCACGACGATGCGTGGGTCCGAGGGCAGTTGTCGGGCTTTGGGGATGCACTCAAGGACCCGGTTGGGGTCACTCAGCTTGAGGGCTACTGCCCTCGCGGACTCGACGACAAGCATGTATCCACTCCCTCACATGCTCGATGGTTTCTTTGTCGTAGACCACGAAGCACTTGCCGCCCGCAGCCTCGATGTCCGCCATGCACTTCATCTGCAAGGCGGTCGGTTTCTTGGTCCGGTCGGCTTTACATTCTATGCCGACGAAGATGCCTGCCACGATGGCGACCCTGTCTGGGATGCCAGCACTACCAAATGGTCCGGCTTGCGGGGGGTAAAACCACACCCGCTCTGCCTTCAACATCCGGTCCAGCGCCGCTTTGATACGGCCCTCTGGAGTAGCCATCGTGTCACCTCACAGGCAGTCGGTCAAGCAGCGAACTCGCAGAACTCCCGGCAGGGGCAGAACTTGCACAGCCCGCTCGGCTTGGCGGGCCAGTTGTCCGTCTCCAAGGACTTCTCCACCCGATGGATGCGGGTCAGCAGCCGGGTCCACATCTCGTCCTTGTGCTCGACCCGATAGGTCTCCTTGTCGATGGCGTTCTCCTTGGTCCAGACGAACATGGAGGAGACCTTGCTGATCGAAGGCCAGAACGAGAAGACCGCAAGGGCGAACATCTCCAACTGGTCGAAGTCGGGACGGCGCTTACCAGTCTTCCAGTCCAGCACCATGGCGGTGTTGTTGCCGCGGATCGCCAGTACGTCCAGCTTGAAGCGCAGCCATGCGTCCGGCGCGAACCACGAGGTCGGCTTGAGGTCGCTGGTCAGGGTGTACTCCTGCTCGATCAGCAGCATCCCACCACCCTTGACGCCGTTCATCACGCTGTCGCAGAGGGGCTGCAGCGCAGCCGTCTCCTCGGGCAGGCCGGTGGCCGGAGCCTTGAGGTATTCCTCCAACTGCTTGTGCACCCGCTCACCGTAGACCGTCGCCGTCCCCGGCTGGTCCACGACTTCCTTGGTGACGCGCTGGTGGTAGTAACGCTTCGGGCAGTTCTCGTACATCTTGAGCGCGGTGTAGGAGTGCGCAAGTTTGACAGTCATGGGGCACCTTCGATCATGGTGACAGGGACGAAAAGATCGGCTTCGCAGGAGCAAAAGGTTAGCACATAGGGCTGTTCATCTGCGGTGTAGCCGTGGTTCATGACGTCACCCTCGTCCGCCTCCATTGCGTTACCACAGGTGAGGCAGCGGAACTGGAAGCGTATCACCTCGATGATGCCATGGGTCAGGGTGTGTCTGGGGGCGACAATGCGTCGGCCGATGATCGCCGACATCACGCATCTCCATAGGTGTCAGCCACGCCAGCCTCGCAGGCCACGGGCAGGTCGGGTGCCCACGCCGGGGCGGTGGACATGATCTCCACGATGTCCTTGACTGCCTGATCGGCCTTGTCCTCGGGCACCACGCAGACGTTCTCGTCATGGACTTGGAAGGCGACGTGGTAGCCAGCGTCACGGATAGCCAGCATCTGTCCAGCCACCACGATCCGAGCCAGCGCCTGCACCACATTCTCTGTGACCTTGCCGCCGTAGAGGTGGGACTGGCCGGGCACCAGTCCTTCGCCCACATCCGCCTTGCTGCCTTCGAGGCGGGCCTTCATCGCTCTGTCAAACATGCGCTTGTCAGAGATGTAGAAGAACTTCCGGTCGTTGGCCGACAGCCCGTGGTAGCGCAGCTTCATCCCGTTGGGCAGGAGGATACCATCGGGGCTGTAGGTCAGGAGGGTGCCGATCTGACCACCGCGCCCTGACACCATGTTGGACAGGGCGTAGCCGCACTCGCTCCACAGCTTGACGATGTTGTGGTTCTTGCGGCGGTAGATGGCGACGATGTCTGCCGCTTCCTCCGGCGTCAGGTCCACGGAGATGTCTCCCTGTCCCCGCTTGAGAGTATCGCGCAGCTTGGGTGCGCCGGTCATGTAGCCCAGCCCGAGGATGCAGGTCTTACCGACGAAGCGTTCCACCTTGTCAGCCTTGGTGATCTTGCGCTGGTAGACCTCGGAGGCGAACTCCGAGTACACGTCCCGACCTTCACGGAACTGCTGCACCAGATCGGTCTGCCCTGCGAGGTAGGCCACCATGCGGGCTTCGATCTGACTGCTGTCGCAACTGACGATCTTGTACCCAGCAGGCGCACGGAGGGCGCGGCGGATGGTGTTGTCACCACGGCTGGGCAGGTTCTGCAGGTTCAGCTTGTCGCCCCCTGAGAAGCGCCCTGTGTGCGCGCCGTAGTAGTTCAGCATGATGGGCAGCCTGCCCCGCTGCGACACCTCGATCAGCCCCTTGGTGCGCGTCTCCTCCAGCGTGGACTTGAGGCCCAGCCGTGCGGCGACGAGGGTCTGCACCACGGGGTCGGGGTGTTCTTGCAGGGCGAGGAAGGGCAGGTCCGTCTTGGCAAAGGCATAGGTCTCCTTGCCTGTGCTGGCGCTGGTCTTCATCGGCACATCTACACCACGCCGCTTGAGCAGCTTGGCGAACTTCTCGTTGGACATGAGCATCTCTTTGCCCTTGCCGCCGAGGCTGTCCATCAGCGCCTCCTTGCTGGCGATGACCCGGGCGAGGTGGGTCTCCAGCATGTCATGGTCCAGTTCGATGGACGGCTCTGTGTACATGCGGATCGTGGCGTCGATGATCCGCAGTTCCTCCACCGGGTAGCCCTTGCGCAGCTTCTTGAACAGACCGTAGGTCAGGTCGATGTCGTTGGCGCAATACTTCATGTAGGCCGACAGTTCAGCCGGAGAGAAGTCAGCCCGCCGTTTACCCAGTGCATGGACGACCTCCTCACCCTTCTGTCCCAGCCCGTAGAACTGAGCCAGCGCCTTGAGGCTGCCGCCCACGGTGGACTGGTGGGTCGGCCGCGCCATCGACAGGGTGTCCAGCCATAGCTTGGGCTTGATCCCGAACTTCCACGACAAGATGGCCCCGTCGAACAGGGTGTTGTGACAGAGGATCGCCTTGTCGCTGTAGTCCAGAGACTTGAGGAACTTGCCGGGGTTGTCCCCACTGTAGGTATCCACAGGTCCGTCGTTGACCTTGACGCCCACACCGATCACCTCGAACAGAGGCGAACGGATATACTTCTCAGTGGTGATCTTCGAAAGGGAGTAGTCCTTGTCGTAGTATGTCTCGAAGTCGATAGTGACGATGTCCATGTTACGCTACCCTCGTTATTGCTGTTATGTCGCTAAGCTGTACGTCCCTTAGCGGCGGCGGTCCGTTCAACTCTGGTCGCAGTGTGGTTATCAGTACTGACTCCACTACGTCCAGCACCTCACGCTTGCACGGTATAAACATCACCTTGTCGAACGCCTTGTCACGGTGCTGCGTAACACGTGCGTACACATTCATAGACTGGCCGATGTAGATTAGGGAACCCGACCTATACAGAAGGTAGACGCCGCATGTCATCTCCAGCGGTTTGGTTATGTCGGTGCCGTACTTGCTCAGGAGTTCTCCCAAACTTGTATACGCGCTACCGATGTACCCCTGCTGCAGTTTCCAAGCATCCACTTCGGCTCGGTTGAAGTACACCTTACCTCTGGCTCCACCCAACCTAACGGGTTTTGGAAAGGTGTGGTCTAGGTCTACTATTGTCTGTGTGTCGTCTTCGGTGCGCCCGAGATACCCTGCCAGTTCCTTGCGGGGTATGAGCAAGTGCCCGCCCATGTTATTCCCCTCTCAGCCGCTTGGCTGTCTTATACGCTATGTATTTACTGTGGATTTCAGGGTCCTCCCGCAGGAACCTGATGAACTCGATGAGTTCTGACTCTGCCATACCACACTTGTTTGACAGATGACGCACTGCTTGCTTGCCTACCTCACGGACGACCTGCGTCTCCATCTCTGCCCTCACCTTCATCGCATATGCGGCGGTGTCCATGTAGGCGTCGGCGTTGATCTCCTCCATACCTATACTCCGCGCAGCATATGCTTTCACAAACGTGTCTGTAATACCATCAAGGCGTTTCACCACCCCTGCCTCCCAGCTTATGACGATCATCCTCACCTATACAACGATGTTCATATGCGATCAAGAACGCAATGCAGCAGGCAGCATGGGACAGGTGGGAGAAGCCGGTCTCCGGGTCACGGTCCTGTCCCCGCCACCACGCCCACATGTGGCGCATCAGGGCACCGAAGTAGCGGCCCCACTTCATCCCCTTCTCCCAGTCCCGGCCGCTGTACTTGTGTGCACCATAGGTCAGGACGATGGCTGTCTGCTCCAGCAGTTCGGGCGGGATCAGATCGTAGCGGGCCTTGGCCTCGTCGAACTTGACGCCTTCGATGTGGATGCGGGGTTCATGCTCAGTCATGCTTGTCCTCCGTGGCCCGGCGCAGGGCGATCATGTGATGGGGGTTAGTGAAGAAGGGGCGCAGCCCCTTGTGCGGGTCCTTGGCGATGCGGTGCAGCACCACAAGTTGGGCCTTAGACAGGCCCGTCAGGGTCTCTTGGAGCGGGGTTCTTTCGGGGTTCACGGTTCCTCTCCCGGTAAGCGATGGAGTCTTTCAGGACTTGGATGGCGTCCCGGGTGCAGCCCCGGTCCAACAGGTTGATGGCGGTGGTCATGTCTGCCCGCTGGGCCACCAGATCGGCATGCATCTTGCGCCGCTCGTCGATCATCTCATGGATGCGATGGGTCAGCTTGCCCAGTTCCTTGCGGAGGTGCAGTTCCGTTGGCGTATGTTTCATGGAGCAGAAGGTCCGTTGTCTTTTCGATGTCGTGTATAAGGTCCAAGATGGCGGGCGGAACGCCGCTGCCGCCGCTTGTCCTGATCTGTTCCCGCAATCTTTTCCTTAGGTTCAGGAGGCGGATCAGGTTCCGGTTCATCGGGCTTCTCCCATGGCTCACAAGGCAGGCTGACCCGCATCATGCGGGGCAGGTCCCCTGTCACCTTGGTGTGCAGGGGCTTGAGGGCGGACCGCTTCATGGGTTGTGCACCTCGATGAACACCCCCTTCATCATGCCACTATGCCGCTTCGCTGCCGGAGCGGGCAAGCCCTGCTTACGTCGGTTGGCGTGGTAGATCACGTTCACCAGTCGCTTGGTCTCGTTCTGTCCTGTCTTGGGTCTCAGTCCTCGGATGCGGCCCTCACCTTTCCAATCATCGCCCATGCCCGCTCGATCTCCTGTTGCTTCGTCCATGCCTCTCGCCCCTCTGGATAGGCGGCCGCCCTGATCCGGTTCACCTCGGCCGCGTTCTGCAACGCCATGTATTCCACCAGTTCCAACTGCTCTGCTGTCAGCCACCAGCGGGGGCAGGGTTTGAACCCCGCCGCCCGCAGCGCCGCAGCGCCCGGTGATTTCAGTTCGGAGCCGTTGCTCATACTGTCTTCACGTTGAGACCATACCGCACAGAGAGTTCATCTTCGTGTCGGTTCGCCTCGGTCTCGGCCGAATCGGCGACAGCGGCGAGGTATTCGTCCATGGTGAACACCCCCTTGGCGATCAGCAGCGTGACAAGACCAGCTTGATCCGCCTTCGACATGTCCAGCCCTGTCCGCAGGTCCTTGTAGGGGTCATGTGGACGCTCCGGCTTGAACCCGATGGCGGTCTGCACCCGGTGCCCAGCCTGCATATAGCGCTCTGCGTCTTTCGCTCTCTTACCGTGGTCAGTCATTGGGTCAGTCCCTCCGGTCGGCGCTTCGGCCGCAGCGATTTAGACATCGCCGTGGTCTCTTCGCACAGCATGCCATGGTCATAGGGCAGCGTGTCGCTGAGGACAGAGAGCGCCGCCCGGCAACTGTCCATCGACGGGTAGACCATGAAGGAGTTCTCCCCATCATAGATGCCGCCGATCACAGTCACCCACAGGATTGTCCAAAACTCCATGTCAGTCTTCCTTCTTGCTCTTGATAAGTTTCACAGTCCACACCGCCTCGGTGTAGCCCAAGTCCCCGGCCAGTCCGTTGGCAGTGAGACGGCTGACCTCGTAGTCAGCCTTCTCCTCTGCGTCGGTCAGGCTGGTCGCCTCGATGATCTGGTAAAGTTCCAGCTTGAGTTCGTATCGCTTCATCTCACTCCTCCCATTCGTCCACATCCGCCTTCTCCGGGTAGCAGGTGAACCACTCCCGGCTGGCCTTGCTCTGCCCAGAGGTCCGCCACATGGCGAACTTGGCGCAGTTCCCTTCCTCAAACATCTTCCGCAGAGCGGAGGACACGGCGTTGTAGTCCTGCAGGTTGCCCTCCCGTGTCCCATCGGGGAACAACTCCTCGAACATGGAGGCCACGGTCCACACCCCGCCCGCCTTCATGGTCGCAGCGACCCGGTCATAGACAGACAGGACGGGGGTGACAGGCTTGGGCTGGACGGGCGGCGGGGGCAGGGGCAGGGTGCCCTGCTCCGGCACAGACAGGTGGACGACGAGCCACGGGGTCCGGTCGATCTTGTCGGTATAGCGGTTGGGCACGATCATGGCGACAAGCTGGTCGCCGATCTTGGCATTGACCGAGTTCGACACATTGACAGGGACATAGCAGTTGACACCATCATCCATCCGGCAGGCGAATGCTGCGCCGGATGACAGGACGTTGGCGATGACCACATTGACACGGGTCGGGATAGCGTAGGTCTGGTTCATTGTATAACCTTACTGTTTGATTTCGATAACGCCGAGTGCTTTACGCAGGGCGAGACTGTTGGATGTGAACATCTGGTCGATGATACGCTCCATCTCCGTTGCGTTAAGTTCGTAGTAGGAATGCTTCTTGAACGTCTCCGCCATGCGCTGGATCAACGGCTCGATGTTGTCGTTGAGCATGGCGTCGATGATGATCTGGATGTCGGCTTCGCTGGCGCTGAACAAAGACTGGTATGTCCAGCGGTTCTCCGTCAGCTTGTCGATCCGAGGCTGGAACCCGCCCAGCTTGGCGACGGTCTTGAGGGTGCGCTTGACCTTGCGAGACTGCGCCAGCCAGACCTTGCGCCTATCGCTGTCCACCACCTGCACCGGCTCGACATAGCCCACCGGCTGCCGGGTCTTGAGGTCGATGGTCAGCCCGACCGACAGGCGCAGTCCCTTGGTGCGCAGTTCTGCCCAGTCGGTCAGGCCATAGGCCTTGAGGTCTTGCGGCTTGCCACCCTGCTTGCGGATGTGCAGGCGGTAGTGGTCCTTGCCTCGGCGCTGGATCATGATGGGCAGGATATGCTGCACCACCATGGAGACCCCGGCCGGAGGGTCATCCATCCGCATGACGAGCGTATCATCGGGCATGATATAGGCGACATCGCTGGCGTGGATGGTGATGCGGAAGATGTCGTTGTCCTTGTAGAGACGCCAGCCGGACGGGCCGATGGGCCGACCCGCCTCCTTGTTGCGGGCCTTGGCGAAGAAATCTGCCGCCTGTTTGTATGAGGTCAGTTGTGTCATGTGTTATACTCCCAAACGTCTTGCTGTTACGGCAACGATCAGCCGTTGCTTCATAGTTTCATAGTTGTCCACGACATCACTGGCATAGGCATCGACCCGTGGTGGCAGATCATTTACCACCTCGGCATCATCGTAGTCATGCTCCTCCCAACAACAATCACAGAGCCACTTGCTGTGCATGTTGGACCACATGATGTCCTTGATTGGGAAACACGACGCCTCTTGGTTATGTTCCCAGCACATGTCGCATACTGCCAGTATCTTAGGCGGCTCGATCATAATCATCCTCGTCATCATCGACATCCTCCTCCAACTCGTTGGCTTCGATGGTATCCCACACCGCCTCGTCGCTGGTCAGATGGTCATACTCCTCCTCTAGTTTGCGGTAGACATCCTGCATATAGGTGCGCCACTGCTCGGTCAGTGCCGTCTCGAACTCGGACATCTCCTTGGTGAGCGCCTCGTCCCACTGCTCGACGACGGCAGCATGGAACTCGGTCGGCTGGGCCATCACGTTGTAGAACGTGTCGCTCTCGGCGCTGATGATGGTGGACATGTGGTGGTAGTAGCGTCCGCTGTGCCTGCTGGTTGCCCAGACATCACCGCCATGTTCCAACAGCTTGCGGATCATGGGGAACTGATCCTGATGATGGTGGTCAAGATAGACCTTGGCGTCACGGAGGGAGCCAGTGAAGCAGGCACCATCACCCTGCGACCAGAAGCCGGAGAAGTATAGCTTCGATACCTCTATGCCCACCTTCTTCATGTCATCGACGAAGTCGGACTCAACACAGTCCCACCAGTCGATATACTCGACGTTAATGTAGCGATACTTCTCGATCAGCGAGTTTCGTTGCGACGATTTGACCATTAGGGGATACCTCCAGAATAGCGTTGCCATAGGCAACATCAGTCAAGACTTGTTGATATATGGTGACGGCACGGTCGGCGTTCTCCAACGCTTCCTCTGCCTCACCGCAGGCCTCCTCTGCCTCATCCAACTGGTGATGGATGTATATGATATAACCTGCTGCCACGATCAGTGCGACCATTGCGACGACGATTGATGGGTCCACTACTTCACTCCCTTCATACGGTGGATGGTGCACATGGCAGTCACCACCTGTTGTAACGATCCTTCGATGGGCGGTGTGTCCATATCCACTGAGAACAGACCCTTGACCTTGGGTTCGCCCTTCTTCTTCTCGACTGCGCCGAAAGGATGGAACCCCCACGGCGAACGGTTGCGCTTCTTGCCGTAGCCCACCCACTCGTTTCCGATCCAGACAAAGTGCCCGACCGATATCAGGAACTCGCCCTGCATAAGCAGGGCCTTGTCGCCCGGCTCGAACCCATAGCCTTCGGGGAATGTTACCATGACGGCACCTCTCCGATCAGGCTGTATCCACCCAGCCGAATGGCTGCGACATGAGCCAGCATCTGGTCCCTCTCACTTGCTTCGAACATGTTCCGCTGGTGCAGGAACTGGTGGTCCGGCAGGACATACCAGTCCCACTTGCCGTCCCGCTTGGAGGAGATGAGGATGTGGTGATCCCCGTCCGGCTTGCGTCTGACCCTACCTCGGGCCAGCACCACTTCGACGACCTTCTGCCTGTGCCAGACGTTGACGAGGTAGCGCCGCCGCCACCCCGTCGTGGTCTTCTGTGCCTTGCTCATCGCGCTTCGATCCCCATCAGCTTGAGGTAGGTCAGCACCGATTGCAGGTCCGGTCCGACCCACTCGGTGTCGCTGAGGGCGACCGAGAAGGTGTCTGTCCTTGCGGGATTGAACGGGCAGCGGGCATCACATTTCCCGTCATCATAGAGCCTGACGATCTGCCAGAGGTTGGCGATGAGACCGCCTTCGTCCATAGCGACAAGGATGCACCCCGCCTCAAGCGGGGTGTCGGCGAACGGTGCTGTGCGAACAGTCTCCATGTCACACCTTGACCCGGCAGTGCTCACCGAACGGGGCGTTCATGTCAGTGGTCATGGCCCAGATGACCGGGGTGGAGCAGCCCTCGGGGTAGGGGGTGTAGCCGTCAGTCAGCACGATGGTGCAAGCCAGTCCGTCAGCATGACCCTCGGCATCGAGGTAGTCGAAGGCTGCGCGGACATCGGTGCCACCGCCACCATGGAAGCTGATCGACACCGTGTCGTCGGGCAGGAAGCAGTCGTAGTGGGTGACCTCGGCGTCGAAGTATACCACGTGCAGCTTCTCAGGACGCAGGTCCTCATGCACCGTGCGCACCTCGGCTGCCATCTGGGCAAGCTGGGCGTCGTCGACAGAGCCGGAGCAGTCCACAAGGAAGGCAATCGGACCCATCCGCTCACCGCTGCGGCTCGGCATGTAGAGACCCTGCGACATGAAGCGACGGTTAGGCCGGGAGAAGCTGCGCTCGTCGGTCTTGTGCTTGATGACGAACTTCTGGAGCACATCACGCCAGTCAACGGTGGGGTTGAGGATGCTGTCAACGAGGCGGGCCATGCCTGCCGACAACTTGCCCATCATCTTGGCAGCCTGTGCAGCTTGAGCCACCTTGACCTTCCACTCGGCAGCCTCTTGGGCTTGGTCCTGTGCGGTGCCTTCGCCATCCTCAAGGTCCTGACCTGCACCACCGATGCCGTCGCCGTCACCGTCTTGCTCCGGCAGCAGGGTATAAATCTGCTCGGACACACCCTGACCTGCATCGTAGAGCGCCTTGTTGAGGCAGCCGCCCTCGATGAACTTGCCGATGCCCTCGTCGGTCAGCAGTTGGTTGATGACATAGTCAGCCGCCATGTTCCACTTCTTGGGGTCGCGGGACTGACGACGGAAGTTGTGCTCCAGCATGGGGTGCATGCACTCATGGGCCACAAGGAACTTGAGTTCCTCATCGGTCAGATCGGAGACGAAGGCCGGGTTATAGAGCACACGTTTGCCGTTGGTGGCAGCGGTGGGCACCGCATCAGAGTAGGTGTGCGGCATACCCAGTGCGATGGTGCCGACGAAGGGGTGCTCCAGCACGAGGCTGGTCTTGGCCTTGGCGAGGCGGGTCTTGAGGGTTTCCATGGACTGCATGTGTCTTACTCCTTGGGTTTCTGAGTGCGCTTAACGTAACGCTTATACTCGGCAAGCACTTCGACGGGCCAGAAATCCTGCGGCACGTCGATCAGCTTCTTCCTATACACCTCCTCGCCATCGAGACGGATAACGAACTCCTCCGTCTTCCATGGTCTGGCGTATAGCGGGGTGCCGTAGCTGGTGACACCATGCGACAGCTTCCCCTTGATGTCCTTGGCAGGGATGCCGATCATCTCTGCCAGCATCAGTCCCTTCTTGAGTTGCCGGAGCAACTCGATCTTGCGACCATACAGGTCGATCATCTCGTCGATGTTGCTGTAGATGTCTGACATGTCGTGTCCTTCATGTAGTCTGCGATAGCGGTGCCATCCTCGGGATAGGTAACCTGACGGCTGACACCGAAGAAGTCATATAGATCGAGGTCAACGTCGGCCGTGTCGATCTCGTAGGTGATGTCGTTATATTCCTCCCCGATGCGGATGAATGCCGTGCCTGCACCACGCTCCGCTGCCATGTCCAACAGGTTATGGTGACACTTCACATCGGGGTAGCTGTCATACCACTTGACACCCAAGAAGTTGGCGTGGAGCAGGACACCCAACTCCCCCGCATCGGTCACCTCGTATTGATCGAGTTCCTCAGACGGTATAGCGTCACCCAACCGGACAGCCGACAGGAAGGCGACGAGCGCCTCCCTGTTCTTGAACGACATGCCGATGGCCACGTCGCTGCGATACCCCATCTCACACCCCTCCCATGAAAGCGCCCATACGGGCCATGATGTCGGCAGCCTCGTCAGCCACCTGTTTACGAAGCACCGGGCTGCCCTTGATAGCCTCCTTGCTGTGACCCACCAGCTTGGTCTCCACCTCCTGACGCATCGCCTCAAGGTTGGGATCGTCAGAGAAGTTGAGGCGCGGCAGGATGCGGCACAGTTCGATGGCGTTGTCGAACAGGCTGTCATAGAGCCGACCCTCGGTGTTGCCCAACCGCTCGGACATCAGCTTAACATGACTGTAAAGCCGCTGCCAAGCCTCTTTCATGGCCAGCCCGCTGCTCTCCTGCACCCGGCGCTGGATGTCAGCGTGGATGGTGGACAGTTCATCGTCGGCCAGTTGGACACGGAAGTCATTGGTCGGGACCGGCATGACGACGAGGTCCATGCTGAACTTGTGCCGCAGATCGTTGACATCGGGGTAGTCGGCCGGATCGTAGAGCTTGCCGAGGAACCGCTGGGCGTTGGTCTGGAGGTAGGGGTAGTCACTGAGGAACTTGCGCACCACAGCCTCCCACTCAGACTTCCGCTTGCGGAAGGTGGTCATGAAGTTGAGGTAGTTGGCGGTCGGCAGCATGTGGGTATTCTCCAGCCCCCACGGCAGGGTGTTGGCGTAGAACTCCCGCCGGATGTCACCCGTCATGGTGTGGATGTTGGCGAGGCTGTCGCTCATGGGCAGCAGCCGCTTATGGAAGCGGCCCGAGTCCACGGTGGCGTTGTTATTGTTGATGACTTCACTGGTCGCCCGCTTATCAAGGCGGCGGGCTGTCCACTGGGAGACGTTGAGTTGCACCAGCAGAGCGCGGTCGGAGAGATGTGTGGTCATAGTCATGTGTCCTTGTGTTGTGGGGTGGCACCATGCCACCCCGTTGTGTTGAACTTACTCAGAACAGCACCGACTGGTGCTTGATGGACCAGTCGATGAACCCCTTGGTGGAGGTCACCATCGGGTCACGGCGGACAGCCATCGACATGGCCAGCACAGAGAACTCCGCGGGGCAGCGGGACAGGTAGGTCACAGCCCGGTCGATGTTGGCCCCGGAGATGCGGCTGGAGATGGCACCGGACAGGGCGTAGAGGGTGGCCGGATCAGAGGGGACATCCGCGGTGTCGGGGTTAAGCAGGATGGCGTCGGGGTTGGGCAGCTTTCGGTAAATCTTGAGGAAGCCAACGAACTCAGCAGCAGCCCCCTCACCGACGGCACCCTTGAAGCACTCATACTCAGCCTCGGCCGGGACGGCACCGAGGACAGCACTGACACCTTCGACCCAGCCACGGGGCGTGGAGTTCTTGTTGCGGTTGGGGTCGAAGTCGTGCAGCAGACCGGGACGGAAGCGGATGAAGGCCACGACCTCAGGCTTGACCCCGTTGGTCAGTGCCCACGACGACCAGTCATCGAGGTTGGTCTCGTAGACCAGCGTGGTCTCACGGTCAGAGAGGTGCGACAGGACGCGGTTGGCACCAGCCCGATCCTCCTGCCTGTTGCCAGTGGACACGACAGTCCAGCCATCAGCCATCGGGATGCCGTGGAGGTTCCGAGCCTGCTGGATGTTAGCCAGCACCTTCTGGATGTCAGCCGGGGCTTGGTTCCGGTCGTCGAAGCAGAGGACCCCACCGATGCCATCGTCCCACTTGGACCCCTTGGCGGGGAACCAGTCGGGGATCATGTAACGCAGGGTGTCAGAGCCGATGACAGGGATGCCGAAGTCCTCGACCAGCATGGTGGGCAAGTGCCGCTCGATGTAGTGCAGCCCGAGGTAGTCAGCGACGGACCGGATCAACGAGGTCTTGCCACCCCCCGGCGCACCTTCGATAGCCACGGTGCGACGGATCGAGATGAGGTCCTTGAGGGTGTCGGAAAGCAGAGAAGGACGCATTGTGTATGTTCTCCATAGGGCTTGTCTCATCAGTGCCATGGTAGCCAGCCATGGCAGACAGGGGGCGAACCCCCTGTTTCGACAGCTTGTCAGCCATACTTACGCATCTTGGCGAAGGCCGCAGTCATCTCAGAGAAGCTGTTGAAGTAGGGCACCTCGGTCTCGTCGAGGCAATACCCAGCCCACTTGTAGACAGCCATCCGCAGAGCCTCCAAGTCAGCGTCGATGTTGGTCCAACGGGACATCCGGCGGGTCATCTCTGACCAGCCCTCAGGACCGACAGCCAGATACTGACTGACCTCACGAGTGGACCAGTCGTAGGGCTTGACCCGCCATGTGTCACCCATCCTCGGATCGACCCCGAGGCGAAGCTGGGTCTTGATCCACAGGGCGAACTCGTCATAGCGGCTGTCCTTCCGAGCCTCCCTTGTAAGGGACATGTTCAGAGTAGGGACCTCGAACGGCACAGCACCGGCCACATAGGACCAGTCATAGGCGTCCTTGTCCCACTGGACAGTGACGAAGTCCGGGGTGTGGTAGAACCGACCGCCGATCTCGGTGACATGGTCGGGACAGGGGTGGTGACGGTCGGCCCAGTGAGTGCGGACAGTGCGACCACGGAGGACAGCCCAAGCGAAGTTGTTAGTGCTGCGGCTGGCATAGGGTTCGAGGTCCACAGTGCCATCGGTGTTAAACGTCACGACATCGGTCTGATAGAGCCGGAACCGGACCGACTGGTCACGGTCGTTCTTGTGGACAATGGCATTGTCGTTGGACCGACGGAACAGAGGACGGACATCAGTGGACCGACCACGGATCGGGGTGATGGACTCCCAGAGGGTGTGAGCCTGCTCATAGGAGTGGATGTGAAGGAGTTTGAACGAGGCAGAGAACATATCAGAGGTCCTTCTTGATAGCAGCCAGCCACTTGTAGACAGTGGACTTGGCAAGACGATGACGACGGGCAGCCACCTTTACAGGCAGCTTGTCTACCATGACGAGGCGCAGCACTTCGGCTCTCGTGTTATCATCCAACCCGTAGGCTGGATGATAGTCAGGGACAAAGACGAGGTAGTCGGGCTGAGAGAAACCGAGCCGCATCACAGAGCCACCTCTACCGGGGACAGACCGGGGTTGAACTGGATGTTAAGGTGGGTCAAGTCGTAGTGGGACTTGAGAGTGTGACGGTCACAGACAGTGACACGGCAGTTGTTAAGCGGGGAGGACTGGTCCACAACCACGAACTCATGGCCAACGTGGTAGTCATAAACCACGGCGGACATGGAGATGTAAGGACGGGTCAGAGGACGGACCGTCAAGGTCTTCTTGTTAACCTTGGCGGAAAGGTCGGCGAGTTTGGTCCAGCGAGAGGTCATTGTGGTATACTCCATAGGTGTAAAGATGGGTTGGATCGCCGGAAACCGGAGGTATTCGGGGTGACCTCGGCCAGCCCAAACAACCTAGCCGATCCGGTTTCGGGTGTCAAATTTGGGGGTCAAGGGGGAAGATACGTGTAAAGTATCTAAGAATTTGAGCAGATGTATCTCGAAAAGGTTTTGTAAATGTATAGAGAAAGTGATGGGAAATCAATGGGTTGTGAGGCGGTATCTCAACTATCTAAGATTTTTCAGAAAAGAGGCCCCTAAAAACGCGCTAACTACGGGTTGTGTTTACAGTGTGTAAACTCGCCTCAGTGCTCTCAGCGTTTTTCAGTAGCCGTTTATTATTTTTTCTTAGATAAATTAGATAGTATATATATTTATACACTAGTGAGCCGTTGGTTTACAGCGGGAAACCCAATGGAATCAATGGGTTAGCCCAAACTTTACATTATACGGAACATATTCGCTTTACGGTGCGAGTGTAAAGCGAATGTAAAGGTAAATTTAGATACCCGTTTAATATCAATGACTTAGCTGTGTAAAGGTGGCAGTCCCCCCCGACGCAGTGTAAAGGTAGAGCGTGAGATGTCAGGCCACTTCGTGTAGAGGAGCTACAGCCCCCCGACGTATGGCGAGCGACAGCGAGCAGACTAACTACCTTTACACGCTACCGCTATCGCTGTGCGGCTCTTGCGGTGTAAAGCAGACATGAAAAAACCCGCCCGGTGGTGACCGGGCGGGTTGTGGGGTTTACAGGGCGAGGAGCACGATGAGGACGGCGAGTGTAAAGAGGGCGAACAGGGCACCGGCGAGGAACTCGCGGATAAAGCCTGTCGGGCGCTGCAGCGCCTTCTTGCGCAGGTAGGCTTCGCTGCGGCGGATGGAGGCGCGCTGGATATCGTCGATCTTCTGCATGTTAAGGTTCCTTGTGAGAGAGGGTGGAGGCGGGCCTTGCGGCCCGCCCGGTTCTTACTTGCCAAGCATCTCTTTGAGCTTTTTCTCGAGCATCCGCTCGAGCATCAGTTCCATTTCGCTTGGCGCTTCGGCTTCGGGCTTTGCCGCGGCTTTCGCCTTGGGTTTGCCTTTCGTGCCATTGGCCGGGATAGCGGCCTTCTGCGCCGTGGTCAGCGGCTTCGGTGCGGGCTTTTCTTCCCGAACCGGTTTCGCCGGGCGGCCACCGGCCTTATAGTTCAGGACCATGCGACCAGTCGGGTCGGCAAAGCCGTAGAAGCGACCGTCAACCTCACCATTCGCAGTGAGGACTTCCACTTCGGTAATCCCGCCGAGCAAGCCGCCAGCGGTTTCCTTGGTGACAACCAAACGAACGATCAGTTCGACGTGGTCCCGAGCAATCATAGCCATTGCATATCTCCATATGGCATATGTGGTGTCGACGCGACACCACTGTTTCAGATGTCAGTCTTGCTACGATGTCAAAGAGCGTGGACGTCGCCGTCCGGTTACTGTTTACTTGGTCACTTGCTACCCTTTCTTTATGGCATAGGACGCCGAAAACGTCAATCTAAGCGCAAATCCTGCCCTATAGCAGGCAGGGAGGGGGGGTGGGGGGTTGGACTGAACTTTTCTGACCCCCCGGTATTGTAGTATAGCGCGTATAACAAGACCCTAAAAACCAAAACTTTACATTTTTACACCGTTCCAGCCATCAAATCATCACGTTATATAACACTTGACGACTCAATTTCCCCGCGTTACCTTTATCCACATGTACATGAACCCCGTATCCCCCCGCTGGACAGATCGTTTTGCCTTCGATCTCGCCTTGCTCCTTGAAGGGAGCGGGGAAAAACTCGACGAAATGCTCGACCGGCACGAAGTCAGCGCCTCCGAACTGCTGATTTTCAAGGCCGATCCGACGTTTCTCAAGAAAGTCGACGCCTACAGGGAAGAAGTTCGCACCAAAGGGCTGACTTTTCGGGTCAAAGCCCGGGCGCAGGCCGAGGAATTGCTCCAGACAAGCTGGTTGTTGATCCACGACCCCGTGGTTTCCCCCGCGGTGAAGGCTGATCTCATCAAATCGACGGTGAAATGGGCCGGATTGGACACCGGACCGGCCAATGACGGCCAAGGCGCGGCCGGTGGGGTCACGATCAGCATCAATCTGGGGGGTCAGACCCTCGATGTGACGGCGAAACCGCCTGCGTTGCCCATGGATGACGCCGATGTTGTCGACCACGACTAAGGCGCACCAGTTTTACAGCCTCTTTGCGGCGCAGGCGTTCATCGCCACCCTGAAAGCCGCCAAGAAACCCTTCCGCCTGATAAGATCACCCCGCCCAAAGGCGGGAAAACCGCTTTACATGGTGTTTGTCTATGGCTGAGGTCATCCCACTCCCCTCCACCACCCAAGAGACCTACATCTGGGTCTGCGACTGCGGCTGCACGTCGTTCGAACTGATGTCGGACGACACGGCAGTATGCGCGCTGTGCGGCACCCAACGAATTGACGACACCCCGCTTGGCGGGTGGTACCGGAAGGACACGGACCCTGACTGGGGCGCGGACCGGCTGCCGCCAGTGCGGCAGATCGGGGGCAATGGTGATCCTGACTTCGCCAAGCGCGTCACGATGCGCCGGATCGAGCACCCGGACGTCGTCGCGGTGGTCGTGCTGCGTGAGGGCGGGGCCATCCACACGTGGTCCAACCTCGAGACGAACGAGCAGGTGGATTGGGCCGGGCGGAGGTTCGCAGAGTCGCTGGACCTGCTGCGGCCGCCGACCGCGCCGAAGGAGGACTGATGCCACTCGACATCTCCTACACACCGACGCCCACGGTCGACCGGTTCATGCGGTCGGACAAGAAGATGCGGGTCATCATGGGGCCGGTCGGCTCGGGCAAGAGCGTGGCCTGCTGCTTTGAGATCATCCGCCGGGCCAGCATGCAGAAGCCCAATGCCAACGGCATCCGCAAGAGCCGCTGCGCCGTGGTCCGCGAGACCGTGCGCCAACTCTCCGACACCACGATCAAGACGTTCCTCGATTGGTTCCCGCCGGGTGTCTGCGGGACGTTCATGCGCACCACCAAGACCTACTTCTTCAAGGTGGGTGACGTGGAGTGCGAGATCATGTTCCGCGCGCTGGACGACGCGGATGACGTGGCCAACCTGAACTCACTCGAACTGACCTTCGCATGGTTCAACGAGTGCCGGGACATCCACCCCGACATCGTGGACGCCATGTCCAAGCGGGTCGGGCGATACCCCTCCGCCAAGGACGGCGGCGCGACGTGGCACGGCATGTGGGGCGACACCAACCCGCCCACCATGGACACGTGGTGGTACTACCAGATGGAGAAGATCGACCCCAAGGATGGGGTCTCGCCCAACGAGAATGGGTGGGATGTGTTCAAGCAACCGTCAGGACGGAGTCCCTATGCCGAGAACATCGAGAACCTACCGGAGGGATACTATGACACCCAAGGTCGCTCGGAGGAGTACATCCGGGTGTTCATTGATGGCGAATACGGCCATTCCCTCGCAGGCACCCCGGTGTTCAAATACTTCCGCCCCGAATATCACATGGCGCGGACTCCCCTTCGACCTGTCATCAACGGCACCCGTCCTGTCATTGTGGGCATGGATTTGGGTCTTACTCCGGCAGCCGTGATTGGGCAGCAGGACCCCCGGGGGCGGGCGCTCGTGCTCGCCGAGGCGGTCAGCTTCGACATGGGCATCCAGCGCTTCGTCAGGACCGTACTCAAGCCCCTGCTCTACGAGCGGTTCAGCGGGGCACCGGTCATCGTGGTGGTCGACCCGGCCGGTATCCAGCGGGCGCAGACCGACGAGCGCAGCGCGGTCGACATCATCAAGGCGGAGGGGATGCGGGTGATACCGGCGAGGACCAACAGCATCACGGCGCGCATCGCCGCGGTGGACGACTACCTGATGCGGCAGGTCGACGGAGACCCGGCCTTCCTGCTCGACCCGTCATGCCCGCGACTCAAGGCCGCGCTGATGGGGGGATACCGGTTCAAGAAGAACGGCGAGGGGCTGGAGAAGTCGGGTGACGCGGGTAAGCACAGCCACATCGGCGATGCTCTGACGTACCTCATGCTGCACATCGGTACGCTGGATAACAGCACCCACCTTGCACAACGCCGTGAGATCAAGCGCGTTGACGCACGCGGATGGTCCTGATATACACTTGGGACACCTACCAGCGTGTTCACCCTCACGCAACTTGCTCGACCAACCCCGCCGGTCCTCCCCCGGCGGGGTTTCTCTTGCCGCTATACCCCATGCTGTGTATCATGCCCGCGCAGAGGCTGAGGTGTAGGGCACATGACACTGCGACTGGCAAACAACGCAGCCACCACGCTCGCTGTCGGGATCAACCAGACTGCGACGACGCTGACCGTTCACGCTGGGACCGGCGCACGCTTTCCCATCCTCTATCCGGGGGACCACTTCAACGTCACACTCGTCCATCCCAACGGGATGTTCGAGATTGTCCGCGTCACCGCCCGCTACAACGACACCTTCACCGTCATCCGTGCCCAAGAGGGCACCTCGGCGCGCAACTTCACTGCCGGATCGCTGGTCGAACTGCGCGTCACCGTGGCCAACCTCGCCACCGGCAACACCGGCGAGCGCGGGCCGCAGGGCCTGCAGGGTGACCCGGGGCTGAACGTCTACCTCGACATCAAGGGCTATGTCGCCACCGAGTTCGACCTGCCCGCCGCCGCGGCCAACGGCGAGGGCTATGTCGTCGGCCCGCCCTACAGCAGCAGCCTCTATCTCTGGGCCAATAACCAGTGGAATCAGGTCGCCGACTTCACCACGCCGGAGCATGCGCCGGTCGCCAATGTGATCTATGTCGCCAAGGACGGCGACGATCTGCGCACCGGCCGGTCGATGCAGACCGCGGTGCTCACCATCGCGCGGGGGCTGCAGGTTGCCCGCGACTTCCGGGCGGATTACCCCACCACGCCGATTCTGGTCTCGGTCTACCCCGGGGTCTACGTCGAAGACGGCGAGCTTGAGGTCCCCGACCAGTGCGGTGTCGTCAGCACCGGCGGTCAGTACATCTGTGAGGTCCATGCCTCCGCGGGGAACGAGGAGACGAACATGTTCCTCGTTGGGTCGGGGAGCTATGTGCAGGGCTTTGGCTTCCGCAACCTGCGAGTGGACGACTTCGATAACCCGACCAAGGGCTTCGCTGTAGCATTCCGGCCGGGCGCTGTGATCCGCCGCAGCCCCTACATCCGCGACATCAGTCAGGTCTCGAACTACTATTCCGAGACCATCGCACCGCCTCTCAGCCCACTGGCTACCCCACCCAACGCCGACGTCGGCCGCGGCGGGGGTGTGCTGCTGGCGGACCGCGCCGTGCTCGACAAGGACTCGATCTTCCCCTACATGCTGGCCTTCGCCGCCACGCCGCGCTCGCCCAACGGGCTGGGATATGTCGCCAAAAACGGGGCAGGCATCAACGGCATCTCCTCGATGACGATCTTCCAGCGGTGCGCCTTCTACGCGCTGAACGGCGGGCAGATCACGCTCAACAACTCCGGCACCCAGTTCGGCGACATCTCGATGCGCGCCAAGGGCTACATGGAGGTGGTGGAGCCGACCATCACCACGGTGCCGCTGATCGAGAACGACACTTTCGCGGCCAGCCTGCAGACCAACAAGGCCAGCATCGCCAACAGCCTGTGGAACCAGTTGGTGCTGGAGGGCTACACCACCTCATGGCCGGACACCTTCCAAGACCTGACCAAGCGCGATGCGCAGAACTTCGTCCAGTCGATCTCCAACGACTTCAAGACTGGCACCCAGTCGGTGACCCGCGCCTTTGCCGCAGGGTTCTTCGATTATCAGGGCAACTATGCCTTCAACGGCACGGACGTCCAGTTGCTCGGCGCATTCATCCGGTCCTTCGAGATTCTGCAGGACCTAATGGACCCCTACATCACGTCGGCCGAGGGCAAGGCCATGCTGGCCGCCTTGGTCGACATCGTCATCACCACGCTGCAGGACCCACAGAGAATCCGGTTCGGCAGCCTCGTCGAGAGCATCTCCCACCAGTTCAACCTTGCCGGTTCGGGCGTCAACAAGAACGCCTTGCCGCTGAACTTCCGTCGGACTGGCCGTCCTGTGTCGGCAAACGGCTCGGTGCTGGAGGAGGACGGAGGGCGCGTGCGTTGGTCCGGCTCCGACGAACTTAACAACGTCTTCTTCGCTGGCGGGTTGCGCATCAATGGCATCACCGGCAGGCTGGAGGGACGGCCCTTTACCTCATCCGTGCGCCGCTATGCGCGCCGGGCTGCCAACAGCAGGGTGTCGTCATGACCGAAACCATCATCACCAGCGCGGCCCCCGACGCCAAGCCCGTGACCGTCTCCATCACGGCCACCACGGCATGGGTCACCATCGTCACGGTGCCGCAATATCAGGTGCCCTCCAGCGGCTACTTCGGCAGCGGCGATGCCGTGGTGCCCGGGGTGGCGGAGATGATTACCCCGCTGATGTGCGCCAACACCGGGACTGTCACCGCCGCACTGAGCGTCCGCATCGTGCGCAGCAGCGGCGCGACCTCCATGCTCGCCAATGCCCTGCCCGTCCCTCCCAATGACGCGCTGGCGCTGCCCATCAACGGGCAGTTCCTGCTGACTGACGACGTGCTGCAGATCAAGGCCTCGGCCAACAGCATCCTCGACGTGACCATGTCGTATACCGTCGGCCAAGCGGAGCAGGATGATGTCCTTTAAGACCGTTCGGGGCAGGTCCCCGCTCATCGGGCACGGCTTCCCGCAGACCTTCCCGGTCGCACTAGACCCGGAGGTCTATGAGGGCGCGGTGCTCTACACCGACGATGGCGACCTGCAGTATTCGGACGGCAACGAGTGGATCACCATCCGCGCGCCGCTCATCGAGCGCCCCGAGGGTATCCCGCCGACCAGCGAGTTCGAGGCGGCCACCCTGCTGGCCTCGGAATATCTCTCGCTCTACCAGCTTGCCCAGACCGGGGCGCAGTTCCAACTGCATACGGAGAACAACTTCACAGGATCGGTGCTGCTCGACATCACCGTGACCGGCAACCCGATCAACTCGCTGTCGCTGCTCGGCCGAGACCTCGGCCCGGGCGTGACCTATTACTGGCGCGTGCGCTACTTCGGCGAGCAGGACGCCGTCTCCCGCTGGTCCGCGCCGCTGGCCCAGACCTTCCCCGGTGAGGTGGCCAAACCCGCCGCAATTCCGCCAACGAGCGACATCGAGGCCATCAGCCTGCGCTCCACCCCCTTCCTGTCGATCTACGGCCGGGCGCATTACCGCACCGAATACCTGATCCACACCAACCCGCTGATCCCCGACGACGCCGGGCGGGTGACCTATACCTCCGGCGTACCGTTGACCTCGCTGAACCTGACTTCGATCCCCGGCCAGCCCTACACTGCGGGGGACACGGTCTATTGGCGGGTGCGGTATCAGGATTCATCCTTCGTCTGGTCGCAGTACTCGGACATCGCCCAGCACAGCTTCCCACCCTTCGTCTCGACTCCGACGATCCTTGCGCCCACGACGGCGCTGCAGGCGGCGAAGCTGCGCGCCTCAGACTACGTCTCCGCCTTCGGTCTGACCCACCTGCAGACCACGATCATGTGCCACCCGACCAGCATCTCGTTCCCCAACGACGGGAACCTGTTCACGGCCACGCTGAACGGCCCGCTGACCGAGGCGCTGCTGGCGGATACGCCCTACGCTGCCGAGCAGACCATCTACTGGAAGGTCAAGTACGGCGCGCTGAACGGGGCCACGCTCGTCGAGAGCGCCTATTCCAGCCCCGCCAGCCACACCTTTGCGCCGGTGACGGTCAAACCCACCCCGGTGGTGCCGACCACGCTGGCAGAGCAGTTGCTGCTGCAGATCACGCCCTTCGTTAGCAACTACGGGCGAGGACAAGCCGCCATCCAGTTCCAAGCCTACGAAGACGAGTCGATGGTGACCTCGCGCTTCACGGAGACTGTCGAGAGTCTGAGCGCGGTCAGCACCACGCTTTCTGGGCGCGGACTGACGTCCGGCGATGTTACGTGGTGGCGGGCGCGGTACCGCGATCAGGGCGGCTTCTACGGCCCATGGAGCGATCTGGCGCAACGGGTGTATCCTGACGTCATCAAGAAGCCTGTGCCCGTCGTACCGACCACAGACTTGGGCCGGGCATCGCTGACGGCAGACGCCTTCCAGTCGGTGCGCGGCGCAACCCATGTGGCGACCCAGTTCCAAGCCAGCGTCGTCAGCCCGGCGCAGCTTCTGTCCGCACCAGAGGTGGACGTGACGACGGGGTCGGTCATCACATGGTCGCTGCGGAACACCTACGTCCCGACGCAGGTCACCGGCTTCACCCCCGGCGCGACGGTGTACTGGCGCATCCGGTACAAGGACAACTTCAACGACTGGTCTGACTGGTCTGACGTTGCGGTTCAGACCTTCCCGCCGTACAGCGCAATGCCGACGCACGTCGCTCCGGCTGAGGGCGGTGCCTCCACAGAGGGTACGGTCTTTGAGGTGAGCGGATTCACGAGTAACTTCGGTGTTGCCTACACGAACACCGAGTGGCAATTCTACGCTAGCCCGCTGGGTCCGAGTAACGGTGACACACCGCTTCTTGTCGTTACCACTTCTGGGCTAACAGTGGCGTTGCCTGCTATAACGGAGGTCTAGATATGAGCACTCCCTATCATGCACAAGTGACCGATGGTGTCGTTACCGACATCCGTCGCGTGTCTAAAGAGCACATGGACCAGTACCCTGATTGGTATCCCGGCACATGGGTACAGGTTACGGATATGGATTCGTACCCCGCACTTGGGTGGACTTGGTCCGAGCAGACTGGATTTGTAGCCCCGCCGCAAGAGGCTGAATGATGACATCTGCTACCGGTGGAACCGTTTCGAATATGTGGGACGCAGGTAAACTGTGGCGTGTACACACATTTACGGCTGATGGCGCACTGACCGTAACGTCTGGTGGTTCCGACATCGAGTACTTCCTTGTCGCCGGTGGCGGCTCTGGTGGACGTACTTCGGTCGGTGGCGGGGGCGGTGGCGCTGGCGGTCTGGTGCACAACATTGGCGCACCCATAACACTAGCTGCCGGTACCTTCCCTGTAGTTGTAGGGGTAGGCGGCGCTGGCGTAACCGTTACAGGTAACGGCAACAAGGGTACTAATTCGACATTCAACGGCGTCTCCGCACTCGGAGGCGGCGCTGGTGGCGGTTCAACATCTACCACGAACAGAAGCGGCGGTTCAGGCGGTGGCGGCTCGGGTGCTAGCGGTGGTACCACAGCCGGTTCAGGTACTACGGGGCAAGGTAGTGCAGGCGGTCCCGGTTCTTATATCAATGCTAATCCGTCAGTCGGTAACGGCGGCGGCGGCGGCGGGTATGCGGGTGCAGGTGGCGGCGGGTCCCCCAGCTATACTGGTGGCGTCGGAGGCTTGGGGGGTTCGTTCACCTTTAGCGGTGTAAAAACCACATACGCCACAGGCGGCGGCGGTAGTGACGTCGCTACCGGTGCAGGCGCTAATGGTACGGGTAATGGCGGCGGTGGTACGAAATCCGGTGCCTCTAGTGATAGAGGCGGCGACGGTATTGTTATGATCCGCTACCCGGCTATTAACGTAGCTACCAATAACACGTTCGACGCCGAAATAGACGGTCAAGTGTACCGGTATCACGTCTTCGTAGATGATGCTACGTTTACCGCAAGCGGCACACTTAACAACCTAGAGTATGTCATGGTAGCCGGTGGTGGCTCCGGTGCTAGTGCTAACGGTCCAACCACCGTAACAGGTGGCGGCGGTGGCGCTGGTGGCGTACTCCATAATGTGGGTGCGCCTATCATATTGGCGCAGGGTGCGTACCCAATCGTTATTGGCACAGGTGGGGCAGGCGTAAACGGAAGTATAGTAGGAAACCCCGGGACCAACACTACGTTTCGCGGACTGACCGCAGTCGGCGGTGGTGCCGGTAACGGGGGGAGTGGCGGCTCTGGTGGCGGTGGTAGCGACAACAACTTCGGCGGTGCAGGAACTGCTGGACAGGGTAACAACGGTGGTAACGGACAACCATCCGGCTGGTACGGCGGTGGCGGTGGTGGTGCCGGTCAAGCTGGTACTGCTGGTGGGGCAGCCAGCGGCGGCAACGGCGGCAACGGCGGCAATGGCGTTTCGTTGAACATACTACCAACCGGATCAGTGTACTTTGGCGGCGGCGGTGGTGGCGGACGGCGCAGTGCAGGCTCCCCCGGTGTAGGGGGTCTGGGCGGCGGTACCAACGGCAACAGTGCACTTGCCGCTACCAACGGTTCCGGAGGCGGCTCTGGCGGCGCGGGTGCCTACACTGATGTTAGTGCCACCGGTAAGGGCGGCGATGGAATCGTCATCATCCGCTACCCGCTGTTCTCCGGCACGATGTACTGGCGGGCACGACACAAAGATGCCGACGGCAAGTACAGCAACTGGTCCACTCTGCGGACTTCCGAGTATAGCACGGTGTGACGATGGACCTGAGAGAACTCACAAGGGAACTGCACCATGCAGCAGAACAGCACCCGTTCGGCACCAAGATGTCGAGTGGGGATGTCACGCCTGTGGAATGGGCTGACTGGGTGGCTTCACTCCGTCAAGTCCACACTGTCCTCGATCCCCAGCTTCCACCCTGCCTTGACCGTCGCGGAGAGTTACTCCTCGACCTCGGTTTGCTACTTCCTGTCCGCGGAATCGCTGCCGCCTCCGCAGCAAAATTCGCCAACTCCTTGATCGACCCGGACCGCGTCATCGGTGCCGCCTATATCTTCATGGGCGCGCATCTGCGTGGCGGCGCGGTGATCCGCAAGCGACTTGAACCCAAGGGCCTGCCCTGCAACCACCTCAGGTTTGCACAGGCAAAAGACGCGAACGACTATATCGTGGCACTGCGCGATATATCGCACGCAGCCGCCGGTGCGACGGCGGCGTTCGAGGCGATCATCGCCATAATGGACGAACTTGCGTCCCGTTGACGCGAAACGACTATAGAGTGTATAGTCACGCAAACAGGAGTGGCCATGGCAGGTCTTACCATACTGCGTGTAGTCGGCAACGAGGAACTTGTTCGCGCTGAGCGCGAGCAGGCCGCGCAAGAACTTGCCGCCCGCCAAGCCAGCCCGGTGATGCTCGGCATCACCGCCTATCTCAAGCAATGCTGGGATGCGGCACGCATCGCGCGTGACCCGATTACCGATGTCATGCTCAAGGCCATGCGCCAGCGCAATGGCGAATATGAGGCCGACAAGCTGCAGGCGATCAAGTCGCAGGGTGGCTCCGAGGTCTACATGATGCTGACCGAGGTGAAGTGCCGCGCTGCCGAAAGCTGGTTGCGGGACATCCTCCTCGACAACGGCTCCCCGCCATGGGACATCCAGCCCTCGCCGATCCCAGACCTGTCACCGGCCGAAGCCGGGGAACTACAGATGGCCTTCGCCGAGCGCGTGATGGACATCCTGCAGGCTACCGGCACTGCACCGAACAAGGCGCAGATGTCCGAACTCAAGGAGACCGTGGCGCAGGAGTTCCGCTTCAAGATTCTGCAGGCCGCGCAGAACCGCTCTGACCGGATGAAGATCAAGATCGAGGATCAGTTCGCCCAAGGCGGCTGGGCCGACGCCTTCAACGACTTCATCACCGATGTCGTCACCTTCCCGGCCGCCTTCGTGAAGGGGCCGATTGTGCGGCGGCAGCGCTACCTGAAATGGGAAGGCCAGACGCTGCAGCCGGGCGAGCGCATCGCCCCGGAATACGAGCGCGTCAGCCCGTTCAACATCTACCCCGAGCCGGGCGTGACCCGGATCAATGATGGGTATCTGTTCGAATACCACGAGATGACCCGCACGCAACTGGCCGACCTGATCGGCGTGCCCGGGTATGACGACGCCGCGATCCGCGAGGTGCTGCGCATCGGGAACACCCAGTCATGGGTGCAGGAATGGCAGAAGACAGCGCGCGAGACTGAGGAGCGCAAGTTCCACACAGAACTGCGCCCGACGGATGTCTATGACGCGCTGGAGTTCTGGGGCAAGGTCAGCGGTCGCATGCTCCGCGAGTGGGGCATGGACGAAGATGAGGTGCCGGACGAGGATACCGAGTACGACGCCAACGTATGGGTCGTCGGCAACTTCGTCATCAAGGCCGTCCTGAACTACGACCCGCTGGGTGAGAAGCCCTACGCCAAGACGTCGTTCATCAAGCAGCCCGGGTCGTTCTGGGGTCGCGGTATCCCCGAGATCATCGAGGACATCCAGAACGTCTGCAACGCCGCCGCTCGCGCGCTGGTGAACAACATGGCTGTGGCCTCCGGCCCGCAGGTCGAGGTCAACCTTGAGCGCATCCCGCCGAACGAGGACATCACCCAACTCCAGCCGTGGAAAATCTGGCAGGTGCTGAACGATCCGCTCGGGTCGTCCGCTCCGGCTGTCCGGTTCAACCAGCCGAACGACAACGCCAACACCCTGATGGGTGTCTATGACCGCTTCTCGCGTCTGGCCGACGACCACAGCGGCATCCCGGCCTATATCTACGGTGACACCAACGTGCAGGGGGCCGGGCGCACCGCCTCGGGCCTCTCCATGCTGATGGGGTCGGCAGGCAAGGGCATCCGGCAGGTGGTGATGCACATCGACAGCGATGTCATCAAGCCAATCGTGCACCGGCAGTACGTCTACAACATGCGGTACGATCCAGACGAGTCGATCAAGGGCGATGCCCAGATCGTCGCCAAGGGCGCGGTCAACCTCGCGGTCAAGGAGACGATCAACGTCCGCCGGGTGGAGTTCCTCAACGCCACCGCGAACGAGTTCGACATGGGTATTATCGGGCCGGAGGGCCGCGCCGCGCTGCTGCGCGAGGTGGCCAAGGGGCTGCAGATGCCGGTCGACGACATCGTCCCGTCGCGCGAGCGGCTGGCAACCATGGGGCGGATGTCCGCGGCGGCGCAGCAGATGCCCGCGCCCGGCGGCGGCCAGCCCACCATGGAGAACACCGACCTCGCCGGAGCACCGGCTGGTGGCACCAATCTCATCAACGGGGGGCCGCAATGAAGCAGCCCACCCCGGAAGTCATCCACGCGCTGGCGAGCAGCGTGCGTCAACACCCGGTCATCGCCGAATGGCTGGGAGAGTGGCGCATGTCTGAACTGGAGCGCCTCCCGAGCGTGGGTCAGCAGAACGTGGCACTTGCACAGGGGCGGTGTCAGGTTCTGGCAGAGCTTTACAAGCTCGTCATCGAGTCCCCTGACTTAGCAGCACAACCCCGTAGGGGTAGCTGATCCAACACGCACACCCGAGAGGAGCGTTCATAATGGCCATCCCAGAGCAAGTCCGCAAACAGTCCGAGGCTGTTGCAAAGCTGTACGAAGACCTGAACTCCGATCAGATCACGGACGCCGTGACCGTGACTGAGGAGCCTGTGGTCGATACGGCTGCGCCTGCCGACGGTACCGTTCCGGCTGCTGCTGCGCCGTCGCCTGCCGAGCAAAGGCGAGTCGGCAACACCGAAGAAGACCAGACGTTCGAGCAGCGTTGGCGTTCCCTGCAGGGGATGTACAATGCTGACACCACCCGCCTTCGCGCGGAGAACGCCCAACTCAGCCAGCGCGTCAGCCAACTGGAGCAGTTGATCTCGACGCTGTCCGCCCCCCAGCAGACCCCTGCACAGACCGCGGCGGAGCGGCTGATTACCGACAAGGACGTGGAAGAATACGGGGATTCCATCGACGTGATGCGGCGTGCCGCACGCGAGGAAGCCTCGGCTGCCCACCGCGAGATTGCCGAACTCAAGAAGGTGATCGCGCAGTTGCAGGCCAACATCGTCCCCAAGGTGGAGAGCGTTGCCCAGCGCCAAGCCCTCAATGCGGAGCAGATGTTCTGGTCCGACTTGACGGCACAAGTCCCCGATTGGCGGGAGATCAACGCTGACCAGCAGTTCCATAGCTGGCTGCTTGAGGTTGACCCTCTGGCCGGGGTTCCCCGCCAGACCTTCCTCGACGCTGCGCAGGGACAGTTGGACGCCGCTCGTGTCGCAGGGTTCTTCAAGACGTGGCAGTCCTTGAATGGCAATTCTGCTGCTCAACAAACTCGGAACGCCGCCGCGTCCCAACTCGAAAAGCAGATCGCGCCCGGTCGTGGGCGGACTTCGAACGCCACCACCACCGCGGGGGAGACCAAGGTCTACACCCGGGGGGATGTGTCGAAGTTCTTCGACGACGTGCGCAAGGGTCTGTATAAGGGTCGGGAGCAGGAGCGTGACCGGATCGAGCGCGACATCTTCGCCGCACAGCGCGAGGGTCGCATCCGTGAACCAAGCTAAGGAAAGGCTTAGACCATGACCTACCCTGTCTCTGGCGGTCGTCCCAACTTCTCGGGGACCTTCATCCCCGAAATCTGGAGCGGCAAGCTGATCGAGAACTTCTACGACGCCACCGTGCTCGCAGCGATCTCGAACACCGACTACGAAGGCGAAATCCGCCGCATGGGCGATACGGTGAACATCCGCACCCAGCCCAACATCACCATCCGTGACTACGTGAAGGGTCAGTCCCTGACCGTGGAACAGCCGGAAGCGCCGAAGCTGCAGCTTCTGATCGACAAGGGCGACTACTTCGCCTGTGTCGAAGACGACGTGGATCGCATCCAGTCGGACGTGAAGATGATGGACATGTGGTCGAAAGACGCTTCGGAGCAGATGAAGCTGAAAATCGACCGTCGTGTCCTGACCGACATCCTGCCGGACATCGGCGCGTTCAACAAAGGCGCGACCGCTGGTGAGAAGTCGGCGTCGTTCAACCTCGGCACGACCGGCACCCCGGTGGCGCTGGACAAGACCAACGTCGTCGACCTGATCGTGGACATCGGCACCGTCCTTGACGAAGCCAACGTCCCCGAGACCGACCGCTTCCTCGTGATCCCGGCCAAGATGGCTGGTCTCATCAAGAAGTCGGACCTCAAGGATGCCTCGCTGACCGGCGACGGCACCACCCCGCTCCGCAACGGCCGCCTCGGCATGATCGACCGGTTCACGCTCTACGTGTCGCACAACCTGTACGTCACGTCGGGCAAGACCTCGCTGATCGCCGGGCACAAGATGGGCTTCACCTTCGCATCGCAGATGACGGAGATGGAATCCATCCGCGCTGAATCGACCTTCGGCAACATCGTCCGCGGCCTGCAGGTGTACGGCTACAAGGTCGTGAAGCCGCAGGCACTGGCGCAAGCCGTCATCTCGTTCGCCTGAGGAGGATGATCCATGGCTACCTACACCGACTCGCTCGGCTTCAACAAAGGGACCGCTGCTGCGTATCCTGACGCTGGCCGCTACCACCTGACCCGTCTGGCCGTGACGCTGGACTTCGCGGCCATCGCGGCGGCACGCGCCGCGGCTGGTGCCACGGCACTGGGCGCTGGCGACGTGCTCGAAGTGCTGCGCATCCCGGCCAAGACGCAGGTCCTCGCCGTGGGCGCGGACGTGACCAAGGCCGAGGGCGGCACGCTGACCCTCGACATCGGTGACGGCACCGACCCGGATGGCTTCCTCGACGGCGTCAACGCCAACACCGTGGCCGGGTATTCCTCGACCACTGTGACCATCGTGGAAGGCACGCCGAACACGATCTCCCCGGCGCTGGGCTTCGGCAAATACTACCATGCCGCGGACACCATCGACGTCACGACCGTCAACGCGGCAGATGCCGCTGTCGTGACGGTCTGGGCCATCGTCGCCGACATCACCTGATGACAACTGCGGGGGCCTCGCGGCCCCCGCTCCCCAAAGGAGGCATCCCCGTGGCTACCAACCTGACCACATTGAAGATCAAGGACACGTTCCCCCAACTGCTTCATGTCGATGGTGGCCCCGAGGCTACCCCCAAGGTCGTCTACAGCGCGACTGGCACGGCGACCGCCCTCAAGGTGGGCACAGCCAACATCGAGGTGGACAACATCCGCCTCGACGGCTCGACGATCTCGACGACCAACACCAATGGCGATCTGGTGCTGGCCCCCAACGGGACCGGCTCGGTGACCATCGCCAAGGCGGCAATCACCGGCGGCTCGATATCCGGCATCACCGCGCTCGCCATCGCCGACGGCGGTACGGGCGCAACGACGGCGGCAGCAGCCCGCACCAGCCTTGGGGGCACTACCACCGGGGTCGCCCTGTTCACCACCGCCAGCGCCGCTGCTGCGCGCACGACGCTGGGGCTGGGGACGATCTCCACGCAGGCCAGCGACAGCGTCTCGATCACCGGCGGCTCGATCACTGGGATCACGGACCTCGCCGTCGCCGACGGCGGTACGGGCGCGTCCACCGCTTCCGCTGCGCGGACCAACCTTGGTCTCGGAACCATCGCTACGCAGGACTCCAACAACGTCAACATCACGGGCGGCGCGATCTCGAACGTCACGTTCACCGGGTCGTTCTCAGGTATGACCACCGTGCAGGCGGACAACATGTTGGCTGAGGTCAGCATTGGGTATGCGAACAGCGCGGGTGCAGGCGGTTCGGTCACCCAGACCACCAGCAAGTCGACTGCTGTCACCATCAATAAGTTGACCGGCCAGATCACCACGAGTGCCGCGCAGTTGGACCGCGACACCACTGTCAGCTTCGTGGTAAATAACAGCCTCGTAGCTGCCACGGATGTAGTCGTGGCCTGCATCCACTCCGGCGCGACCATCGGTGTCTACGAACTGGACGTCGATGCTGTAGCGGCCGGGTCCTTCACTCTGTCGCTGCGCAATCATATGGCGTCGGTCGATTACTCCGAGGCCGTGGTCATCAATTTCGTCGTCATCAAGGGAACCACGTCGTAATGGCCAAGGACCCTCGTCTCGAACGCGCTGGGGTGAGCGGCTATAACCAGCCGAAGCGCACGCCCAACCACCCCACAAAGAGCCATGTGGTCGTCGCCAAGAGCGGCGATCAGGTCAAGACCATCCGCTTCGGGCAGCAGGGCGTCAGCGGTTCGCCCGACGGGTCGGCGCGGAACAAGGCGTTCAAGGCCCGGCACGCGAGCAACATCGCCAAAGGCAAGATGTCGGCGGCGTACTGGGCAGACAAGGTGAAGTGGTGATGATTACAGCGAAGCAAAATACGGACGTCGTGAACCGACTGGTCCAAGACTGGCGATTGGGTCCGACGACCACATCCGTCGACAAGTACGCCAACAAGGCGTACTGGTCCGGCATCGCCAAAGCATGGGGCATCTCCGAGGAGGAGGCCCGTCGGCGCTTCTGCGCCAACTGCGAATACTTCGACAATACCCCGGAGATGTTGAAGGAGATGGAGTCCATCCCGATCAACGCACTCGACCGGGACGGCGGGGGGCGCGGCTGGTGTCATAAGTTCGAGTTCATCTGCCATAACCTGCGCACGTGTCAGGCATGGGAGAAGAAAGACTACTATCCCCCGGAAGGTGAGGAGGACTGATATGCCGACGAAAGCCCAGCAAGCCAAGGTCGCCAAGGTCATGCACGAGTACAAGACCGGCACGCTCCATGGCGGCATTGACCCCAAGGGGAAGAAGAAGGCACCTGTCGTGAAGAACCGCAAGCAAGCCATAGCCATCGCACTGAGCGAGGCAGGCATCTCAAAGAGGAAGAAGTAATGCGCTATCTGAAAAACAAGGTCGACGGTTTCATCTACGAGTGGAATGAAATCCTCGCCAAGAACCCAAAGTGCGAAGAAGTGACCGAGGAGGAAGCCTTCCCCGAACGCTTTGTCACCCCCGCCGTCGAGAAGGCCAAGCGCCGTACCAAGAAGCTCGACCTCAGCGGTGATGACACGGGCGAGAATACTCCGTATACTCCGCCCGAATTGGCGGCAGATGCGGCGAGGGGATTGTCTGAATGACACCAGCGGATGTCATAACCGAGGTCCGACGCCTCGTTCAAGATCAGTTCACACCATATCGTTATACCGATGTGGTGCTGCTCGGTTATGTCAACCAATCGCTCAAGCGCATCGCGGCACTGCGGCCGGACCTGTTCTCCACCATCGCTGAGGTGGAGACTGTGCAGGACTCCGCAGTGCAGACGCTGCCCGACGATGCGATTCGCTTGCTTGACGTCTTTCAGGTCAAGAATGGCGATGTCGTCGTCGAGGTGAACCGCGAGACCATGAGCCGCAGCTACCCCGGATGGATGGCTGAGGCGTCCGGTACGCCCATCAACTTCATGCGGCACCCGAAGAACGCCACGCAGTTCTTCCTGTACCCCAAGCCTTCCGCAGGCGTCGTGCTGATCGCTGAGTACGCCCGCACGCCGGATTACTATGCGATGACCGACGAGATCACGCACCCGCCCGCATCGTACATGCCAGCCGTCATTGACGGGACCGTGTTTCTGGCGCAGTCGATTGACGACGAGCATGTCAACTCTGGTCGGGCCAAGTTGTTCTACGACTCCATGATCCAGCAACTGGACCTGTCGCTCAAGGTGCGGACCGTGACCGACACCCCAGCGTCGGGCCTCGACCCGAAACAGGTGATCTGACATGGCAACGCGCAACTTCACGACCCTCGTCAACCGGGTGAACGCTTATACCCCCGGGTGCCCCGCGCCGGTGTTGATCTCGCATATCCGCGAGGCGGCGATCAAGGTGTGCGAGCGGACGCTGGCGTGGAGGCTTGCGCAGTCGCAATTCAACCTGACCCCCGGCATCCACGAGTACGACTTCATCAAGCCTGCAGGCTCCGATGTGCACGCGGTGCTCGGGGTGCAGATGAACGGGTTCCCGATGGATGTGCTGACGCTGGAACAGGCGCTCACGCAGTTCCCGCTCTGGGCCGACATGTTCGGCGGGCTGGACCCCGACACCCTGTGGAGTATCACCCCCTCAGGCACCATCAACACCGACGAGTATAACCAACAGGAGTTCAACGAGAGCTACCCGCTGGTCACGCCGCCGGAGTTCGTCGAGATGGCTTCGCAGCCGCGCGCCATCACGCAGGTCAACCCGGACAAGTTCATCGTTCTGCCGATGCCGGACGATGTGCAGACCTATACCGTGCGTATGTTCTACGCATTGAAGCCATCCCGTGACGCGGCTGGCATGGACGAAGCGACATTCAACGATCTGGAAGATGCGATCTTTCATCTCGCGCTCCAGAACCTTCTGGTCATGCCCAATGTCACGTGGGCTGACCGGCAGGCGGCAGCATACCATGCGAAGCAGGCACTGTTCAGCCTCATCGAGCGTCGGGCGCGAGCCAATCTCGGCAATGCGCGTGGGACGCTCCTCGTCCGCGCGCCCAAGTTCGCATAAGGAGACGGTGATGCAGGATACAGGCGCTTGGGTAGAACTTATGAAGATCGCGGACACGCTGCTGAAATGGCTCGTCGCGCCGATGGCGGGGGTGCTCTGGATGCTACACAAGACCCAGCAAGATCACCGCACCGATCTTGCCGTCCTCAAGGCTGAGGCCGTGGCGAACAAGCAAGCGCACGACCGGGAGTTCAAGGAGCTTCGGGATAGCTTCAAGGCTGTCATGTCGAAGCTCGACAGCATTGAGGAGGCGCTTCGCAAATGACCTCCCGTAACCAAGCGAGGACCTGACCATGGCATCTATCGGAGACCGCGTGTTCGACAACGGCCTGACCGTCCTCGACACCGAAGCCAACCGCATCGACATCTGTTCGACCGAGCCGACCACCTTCACGCAGGCGACTGTGACCTATTCGCTGGGCTTTGCCAGCGGCGCGAACTACCCGGGTATCGGCTCGCCGACGGACGGCACGCCCAATGGACGGCAGGTCACGGTCAATGCTGTGACCAACGGGTCGGTCACCGGCAACGGTACGGCTGCCTTCTACGCCATCACCGACACGGTGAACTCGCGTCTGCTGGCAACCGGGTCCCTGTCCGCCACGCAGGTTGTGACCAGTGGCAACAGCTTCACATTGACCTCCGCGGTCATCCGCTTCCCTGACCCCGCGTGAGGGCTGACCCGTGCCGAAGCTCATTAACCGCGCCAAGATGTCCACTACCACGACCGGCACGGGCGCTGTCACGCTCGGGTCTGTGGTTACTGGCTTCCAGTCTTTTGCCGCCGCTGGCGCGGTTAACGGCGACACCATTCGCTACGCCATCGAGGACGGCAACAACTGGGAGATCGGGGAGGGTGTCTACACCGCCTCCACCGGGGTCCTCACGCGGGTACTCACCGAGTCCAGCACCGGCTCTTTGTTGAACCTGTCTGGCAGCGCAGTCATCTACGGTACTGTCGCAGCACAAGATATTCCCGTTCCTGCCAGCCCCTTTGTCAACCCGACCACCACCACGGGTCAGACCGCATACACCAGCCCCGGAACCTATTCATGGGTCTGCCCTGCTGGTGTCTACTACGTGAACGTGGTCGCTGTTGGTGGTGGCGGCGGTGGCTTCGCCGCCGCCGCTGGCGGACACGGTGGTGGTGGCGGTGGTCTTGGCTGGATCAACAATTATGCTGTCACTCCCGGCACGGCTTATACGGTTGTCGTTGGCGCAGGTGGTGCTGCTGGGAATTCCGCAACCCCTACTGCGGGCGGCAACAGTTACTTCGTCAACACCAGCACTGTCTGTGGTTTTGGTGGTGGGGCGGCGTCGATCACTATTCCCGGTCCCGGTGGCTCTGGCGGCGCATGTTTTCCATCTACTCAAGGCGGGCAGGGCGGCAGCGGCGCATCGACAAACAATGCTGGCGTTGGTGGTGGCGGCGCTGGTGGGTATAGCGGAAACGGTGGCGCTGGCGGCGGCACTGCTACTGCTGGCTCATCCGGGACAGGAGGCGCTGGCGGCGGTGGCGGCGGGTCGAACATTTCCAACGGTCGCGGCGGCGGTGGCGGCGGTGTTGGAATCCTTGGCCAAGGGACCAGCGGCACTGGCGGCGCAACTAGTGGTGTGGCAGGCGGTGGCGGTGGTGGATCGGGCGGTGCAAGCGGAACCGCTAATGGGTTCGGTGGCGCTTATGGCGGCGGTGGCGCTGGTGCCGACATTACGGGCTACTTCGCCGGTTCCGGTGGCTCCGGTGCTGTTCGCATCATCTGGGGTCCGAACCGGGCGTTCCCGTCCACTAACACGGGAGACCTGTGATGACCGATCTCTACAGCTACAAGGGCGCGTATCCGCATCCTCTGCCCGAGGACATGTCGAAGTACGACATCAACGACTTCATGCTGGCTGGACCGATCCCGCCAATGCAGTCCGGCCAAGTCTTGGAGTGGACCGGCACCGGCTGGTACGTCCGCGATCCAAACGAGGCGGAGACCGCGATCCAGTGGACCGCTGTACGCGAGCAGCGCAACAGACTGCTGTCGCAGTCTGACGTCTACGTCGTTCGCGCGTATGAGAGGGGCGAGCCTGTACCGCAAGAGACGGTACAGTACCGCCAAGACTTGCGGGATGTGACGACACAACCCAACCCGTTTGCTATTGCGTGGCCGGTTCCGCCGACAAACCCGTTCTAAAGGGGGCGACTAAGTGCTCGGTTTCTACCCCCTAACCTATGCCCCTTTCGGCGATGATGGAGGGACCGAGGGCGGCGGACTGTTTGCGGCCAGCATTGTCGCAGGTGCGGCGGTCGTCGGCAGTGCCAGCCTTGGGCAGGAGCATGCGCTTGGCGCGGCGGCAGTCGCGTCCGGTGCCGCAGTCGCCACTGCGGTCGCCTTGTCCGAGGTCAAAAGTTTCGCCGCCACGGCTGTCGTCACCGGAGCACCGGACCTTGGCACCCCGGCCATCCAGCAGACGCATGGCCTGTCCAGCGCAGCCATCGTGGCGACCGCAGCAACGGTCGGGGCGGCCAGCCTCGGACAGGAGCATGCGCTCTCTGCGGCTGCGGTGACCTCCAGCGCGGTCGTCCTCGCCACGCCTCAGATCGCCCAGACCCATACGTTCGGCTCCACGGGGATCGCGGCAGGACCCGCCACGGTGAGTCCGCTCGCCGTCAAGCAAATCCACAACCTGACCAGTGTCGCCTTGACCGGGGCCGCGGCGACTTTCCTGCCGCCCGGGCCGCGCCTGCGTAACCGCTGGGCACTCACCGCTGTCACCCTCACCGCCGGGGCACCGGTGCTGTCGGCGGTCACCTTGGGTGAGTTCTATGCGACCCGGCGCAGGCATGTCTCTGTCACGCTCAGCGACGATGTCCAGCCCGTCGCGGACCTGACCTCCGATGTCATGGTCATGAGCAGCACGAATGCCGTGGCAATAGAGGTCGACGGAAGCGTCGTCGAAGTGTATGGTGGTGCCAACTTTGCTGCGGCAGATAATGCCAACTCTGCAGTTGGTGCGTATGTTGGGCAGACTCAGGCGGAGTGACCGATGTTCTATATCAAGCAGAATGACACCAGCCCGGCGATCCAAGCCACGCTGAAAGACACCGACGGCAATCCCGTCAACCTGTTGGGGGCGATAGTTCGTTTCCATATGCGCAAGCAGGGGGCGACGACTGCCAAGGTGGACGCAGCCGCGACCATCGTCAGCGCCGCCTCCGGCATTGTGCGGTATAACTGGACTGCTTCGAACACTGACACGGTCGGCACATACAATGCCGAGTTTGAGGTGACCTATACCGACAATACCGTCGAGACCTTCCCGAACGCTTCCTACATCAAGGTCAAGATCGTCGACGACATCGCCTGAGGTTGACATGAGAACGTGGTCCGAACGCAGCTTGAAGAATCTGACGGGCATCCATCCGGCCCTGCGCCGCGTGCTGGACCGGGCACTGCAGGAAAGCCCGCATGACTTCGTCATCACCGAGGGACTGCGCACGCTGGAGCGCCAGCGGCAGCTTCTCGCCAAGGGCGCGTCGACGACGCTCAAGAGTCGCCACCTGACGGGTCACGCGGTGGACCTGTACGCATGGGTGGACCTCGATGTCGACGGCAAGGTTGAGTTCGTCGAGATGGCGAACCCGCGCCTGCTGACCCAGATCGCCGATGCCATCAAGGCGGCGGCGGACCGCGAGATGGTCGCCATTGTGTGGGGCGGCGACTGGCGCACCTTCAAGGACCTGCCCCACTTCGAACTGGATCGCCGGATTTACCCGGCCTGAGGAGACTGTCATGAAGGGATTCCGCACTCTGGGATGGAACGCCGCCGTGGTCGTGACCTCCGCGCTGCTGACATGGGCAGCCGGGGTCAACTGGGCGGATCACGTCAGCCCGACCGCCGCTGTCATCATCGTGGCCGTGGTCAACATGGGCCTGCGCCTGCTCACCTCCACGCCTGTGGGGAAGAAATACTGAGGACCTGCCCGTGACCACCACCAAGATCGCCGAGTTCAAAGGGACATTGCCGCGCGTTTCCCCGGAGTTGCTGCCGGGGACCTCCGCACAGGTGGCGCGCAACGTCAAACTCTACTCGGGGGACCTGATCCCGATCCCGACTCCGGCGGTGGCCGCGGCAGCAGGCCGCACGGGCACGATCCGCACGCTCTACGCGCTGCGCGATCCGGCCACGGCGGACCTCAAGTGGCTGACATGGTCGCAAGAGGTGGACATCGTCACCCCGGCAGCAGACGCGCTGGATGAGCAGCGCTTCTATTACACCGGGGACGGTGCACCCAAGGTCAGCACCTATGCGCTGGCGACGGCCGGGGCCGCGCCCTACCCGGCCGCCGGGGGCTATTACGAACTCGGCCTGCCGCTGCCGACGGTCAAGCCGACGGCGGTGCCCAGCACCTTCACCACCCTGACTTCGGCCAGCTTCGCCCGCGATGGCGGTGGCAACGTCACGCTGGTTACCAGCGCGCCGCACAATCTCAAGGACGGGGCCTTGGCGACGATCTCCGGCTTCTCTTACCGGACTGGCACCTATTCGCGCACGGGCACCACCATCACCGTCACGATCAGCGATCACGGACTGGTGACCGGCACGCGCATCTACATCGAGTTCACCTCGGGCACGGCGACCACCGGGGCCTATACCGTGACGGTCACCGGCACCAACACCATCACCCTCATCGACACGGTCTCCGGGGCGACCTCGGGCGACTGCCGCTGGGACATCCGCGACCTGAACGTCACCACCGAGGTGACGGTCATCAATCCCACCACGCTGACCTATTACTCGCCCGGCGCGCAGGTCGGGACGACGGCCAACACCGATGGCAAGGTCGATCTCGGCGGCTTGGTGCAGGCACGCAACTACCTCTACACGTGGTATACCCCATGGGAGGAGGAGTCGATTGGCTCCGCCCCCTCCACCGCCCTGTTCATCAAGGAAGGTCAGGTCGTCACGGTCTCCGATCTTCCGTCCGCCCCGCCTGCTGGTGTGAACTATATCCGGGGTATTCGCCTGTATCGCACGCTGTCGACGACCGCCGACACCGGCGAAGCGGATTACTTCCGGCTGGCCACCCTCTGGTTCCCGCAAGTCATCAAATCGGTCGCGCGCCAAGCGGGCACCGTCACCATCAAATTCTCAGAGGCACACAAATATGCGGTCGATGATCGCTTCCGCCTCGCAGGCTGCACGGTCGCGGGTTTTGACGTCGCCGACCTGAAAGTGGCATCGGTGCCGGATCGCTTCACGCTGACTTATAGCCATGCCGGTGCCGACACCCCGGAGACGACGGCCTATGGCATCATGTATTACGACATCGCCGAGAACCCGACGGTGGATGCCGCCAACTACTGGGGCTGGGTGACCTTCGCCTTTGTGGACAACTTCAACTACCGCAGTCTGACGGATGTGCTGCCCTCGAACGACTACGACCCGCCGCCAGATAACCTGCAAGGGCTGACCGTCCTGCAGAACAACATCATGGTGGGCTTCGTCGGCAACGACATCTACTTCACCGAGCCGGGCACCTTCCACGCATGGCCGGAGAAATACAAGATTTCGCTGGAATACGACGTGGTCGGTCTGGTCGCACTGGGCAGCGACCTGCTGGTGATGACCAAGGGCTATCCCTATGCGATCTCCGGCTCCGACCCGTCGGTCCTGTCGATCAGTCGCTACTCCACCAACTATCCCTGCCTCAGCAAGCGCAGCATCGTACAGACCGATGTTGGGGTGATGTATGCCACCCATGAAGGTCTGGCCGTGGCCTCCTTCACCGGCGGGGTGCAGATCGCTACCGCCGGGGCGCATAGCCCCGACACATGGAATGCCAAGCTGGACCCGTCGCAGGTGGTGGCAGCCTTCTACGACAGCATGTATTTCGGCTCCTATGGCACCGGCTCCTTCTTCTACCGGCGCGGACAGGACCCCTCCGCCGTGGGCGACTTCATCGACCATGACGTCACCTTCACCGCGACGTGGTTCGATGCGGTCGACGGCTACCTCTACTATGTGACCGGCACCAGCGGCGACATCGTGCGCTGGGATGACCCGACCCAACCGAACGCCGATTACGAATGGCGCTCCAAGGTCTTCGTGGCGCAGACGCCGTTCAACATGGGGGCGGCGCGCGTCGTGGCGGATTATGATGACACCGCGGTCTCGCCGGTCTGGGGCACCTATGATGTCGCGTGGCAGAACGCCGAGTTCACGTGGTCGGTGAAGGAGCCAATCACCTTCTTCCTCTATGCGGACAAGGAGTTGATCTTCTCCACCAACCTCACCGACAAGTCGGTGTTCCGCCTCCCGGCGGGCTACAAGACCGACACCTATGAGGCGCGCATCACCGGCACGGCGCGGATTCGCTCGATCCATCTGGGCGAGACGCCCGCATCATTGGCGAGGTCGTAATGGCACGCTTCACAGGTATACCGAGCCTGCCGCAGGTCGGCGTCGATGAGTGGCAGTACCGCTTCCTCGGTGCGATCAAGCAGAATGTTGAACTGCTGATCGGAACACGCGGCGAGCAAGACTTGTCGAGTCGTGCTATACTGCGCTCGACCGTGCGCATACCGTCGGCACCAGAGCCTTCACTTCGCACCCTTTCCGCTGTAGGGTCTGGACTGTCGATAAGCGGTGCGCAGGTGGCGTCTTTGTCCGACTACCAGCTTCTGGTGAAGGATGTGCAGCTTTTGATGAATGACGTCGCCGCTCTGCGGCAGGCAGTTAACACGCTGATTGCGCAGTTGAGGAGTTGAGCATGGCGCGCGTCACAGTCTCGTACCCGAGTGGGGAGAAGAAGTCATACGCTTCGGCGGATGCGGCCCGCGCCGACATGGCGAAGCAGGGCTACAAGACCTACAACGACAAGGTCAGCGGCACGGGAGCCGGGACGAGTGTCCAGAACAGTGGCGGCAGCAGCAGCGGCGGCGGCAGCAACAGCGGGTCCACGCTGGATTACTCCGGCTTCTCGCTGCGCGGCTTGACCTCGACCGATCCGGCCAACGTCGCCCGCAACCAAGCTGCGGCGGCGCGCTACGCCATCCAAGACTACCAGAGCCAAGGCACGCCGATCCCGACCAACCTGCGGGACGAGGTCAACCAGATCATCGCGGATCGCTCGATGCCCGGCGTCGGCGTGCGCCCCACGGGGGGCACCGGCTCGCTTGGTCTGCCGGACCCGATGTCGGGTCGGGTCACCAGCGTCTTCGGCATCAGCATGGGCAGACCGGCGGAGTCGCGCAGCGGCACGGGCACGCTCGGCCTGCCGGACCCGATGTCGGGAGCCATCACCCGGATCGCGGGCATCAACGTCGGCGAGCGCGAGTCGCGCCCCGCGCCCAGCCCCGGGCCGAATGAGTTCCCCGGTCTAGGTGCCCCCGGCACGCCGCGCGAGGACAACTCCGGTCGGACCGGACTGCTGGGGCCGGATGGCATTGGGGGGCTGCTGTCTTCGGCTGCGCCCACGCTGCCGGTCGTAACCCCGCCCGCTACCGTGTCGGTCGATTCGGGTAACCAAGAGGATGGAGCGGAAGTGAGTCGTCGCAATGCTGCGCGGTCGCAAGTGCCGACCTATGAAGCCGGGGGCTACGTGGGGGATGGTGGGATGCCGATCCGCCCTTCGACAGGCTCCCTTGATCTGCCCCCCGCTCTGGCGCGGATGCTGAACATGCCGATGCAGTCCTATGCCGAGGGTGGCATGGTCGGCCCCGGCGGTATCCCCCAGCGCCCGATGACTTCGCCGATGGCGATGAACCTCGCGCAGCAGGGGGGTGCCCCGGTGGTGGGCATGGCCCCGCCCGGGGGGCAGGGACGGCCGCTGAACTTTGCCGCCATCGACCAGCAGGCGCAGCAGTTCCTGCAGCAGAACCCCCAGCAGGTCGCCCAGATCAAAGCCGAGGTCCAGAAGTCCATAGCTGAGGGCGAGATCGACGAGCAAGGACTGAACATGTTCGTGCAGGTCGCCACAGCGGCGCTGCAGAACCCCGAGATGTGGCCGCAACTGCGGCAGGTCCTGATCCGGCAGGGCATACTGGACGCCGAGGATGTCGGCGAGGAGTACGATCAGGGCTTCCTCATCATCCTCTACATCATCGGCAAGACCATGACGGGTGGGGCGGCAACGACGCCCGCGCCGCAGCAAGTGGCCCCCATGTCGGCGGGGCAGGCTCCTGAGATGTCGATGTCCAAGGGTGGGCCGCTCCCGGCTAAGAGCAAGAACCCCGATGGCTCGATCCCGATCAACGCCCATGAGGGCGAATATGTCATCCCCGCCGATGTCACGCGCAAACTCGGCACGGATCACTTCGACAAGATGATTGCCAAGGCGCGTGGCATGGATGGCAAAGGAGAACAGTGATGGGCTGGGGTTCTAAAATCTGGAAGGGTCTCAAGAAGATCGCGGGGGTGGCGGCCATGGTCGTCGCTCCCTTCGTCGCTGCGCCCATCGCAGGTGCCATCGGCATCTCCAGCACGCTGGGGACGGCGCTGACCGGGGCCGCGATTGGTGGTCTTGGGGCGGCAGCCGCAGGTGTGAACCCCTTGGTTGGCGCAGCCATCGGAGGGCTTGGTGCCTTCGGTGTCGCGGGCAAGGCTGCCGCCACGGGGGCAACCGGTTCCGTCGGCAGTCTGTTCAGCGGCGCGGCCCCCGGCTCCACTGCGTCGATCCTCGGCACGACCGCCAAGACGGCGGCTGCCGCAGGCGCAGCGGCAACGGCAGGTCTCACCACGGCGGGCAGCGGTCTCCTTGGTGGCGGTGGTATCCTTGGCACGGGCCTGACCGCCGCCAACCTCGCGCCGTTGGCCTTCGCCATGTTCGGCAAGGCTCCGCAGGACCTGACCGAGGTGGAACGCCAGAACCTCATCGCCAACGCCGAGACCGCCGCCACTGAGCGTGGTGTGTTCAACCAGCGTCTCGACGCTGCGCGCTCGCTGCTCCAGCAGGGGCAGGCCAACCCGGAGCAGGCCTATGCCACCGCCCAACTGGGCGTGCAGCGCGGTCTCGCCGAAGCCAACCGCACCGCTGGTGTGTCCGACCGTCCGGGTCTGCAGGATGCGAACCGCCGCCGCGCCGCCATCGAAGGCACCCGCCTCGGTACCGCCGCTGTGACCGGCGAGAACGCTCGTGCTGCGCAGGCCACGGCGTCTGGACTCTCGCAACTGCCGACCAACGTCCCGACCTCGGCGTCCGAACTGAACAAGACGATCTACGAAGACCTGTACAAACGCCGCGCCAACTTCGCCCGTGACTTGTCGAGTGCGGCGGGGCAAATGTACGGTAACATCGCCTGATAGGAGGCATCCATGGCACAAGTGTTCGGCAACCGTATTCTTGGCGGCATCGGCGCTCCTGAGAGCCGCGCTGCGGAGGCCTTCGGTGCGGGCGTCAACACGTCCATCATTAACCGGACGAACCGGCAGGCCATGGATGAACGGGCGCAAGCCATGCGCCTGCGCGAGGAGGAGGCCGCGCGCCTGAGGCAGAAGTTTGGTTGGGATACCGAAGACCGCGCTCGTACTGCAGCGGCGTATGACGCGTTCGGCGCTCCTGCTGTAGGCGGTGCGCCCGCGCCCGCAGTACCCGGCGCACGTGCCGGGGGTATGTTTGCAGGTCCGTCTGTGGCTCCCCCCGGATTCCGGCTGGGTGCGCCGGACCAACTCAACGTGCCGCGCCCAGCCGGGGCACCCGATCTGACCTTTGGCCTCATTCGCCAATTCGAAGGCTTCCGCGATACACCCTATTGGGACGTCAATGCTTTCCGCACGGGGTTTGGCAGCGACACCGTCACGCTCTCGGATGGTCAGGTCGTGCCGGTCCGGCCGGGTATGCGCGTCACGAAAGAGGATGCGGAGCGCGATCTTAGCCGTCGCCTGAACACCGAGTTTATTCCGCGGGCGGCCGCGCAGGTGGGGGAACAACTCTGGGCCACGCTGCCCGAGCACATCTCCGCACCGCTGGCCTCCATCACCTACAACTATGGCAGCTTGCCGGACAGCGTCGTGGCGGCGGTCAGGACGGGCGACCCCGAACAGATCGCGCAAGCCATCGAGGCGCGGGCGGGGGACAACGGCGGTATCAACGCAGCACGTCGGCGGCAGGAAGCCGCCATCGTCCGGTCCGGTGGGCAGATTGATCCCGGCCTCATGCGTGCGGCGGCTTCCCCTGTAGGCGAGGCGGGGGTTGCGCCCGGCCCGCGGCAGCCTGACCAGAGCCAACGGTTCCGTCCGGCGGATTACGCTGCCGCACTGGAGGCCCCTACCCCGGATACCGGCGTGCGGTTCAACCCCGATGGTACCATTGCTCTCCCGACCGCACCGCAGGGGCGACCGGGGGACTTCGCCGCTCGTGGCACCGCGCAACGGCTGGCCGACTACACGGCCGGGTATGCCGGGCTGTCTACGGCCAACCCGGAGTTCGCCTCTGTCGAACTTGATCTGGCCAGAGAGGAACTGGTGAACGCGGAGGCGGCCTATGTGGCCAACCCGTCGAGCGAAACCTTTGCCCGGGCGACGGCGGCCCGGGCGGAAGTCAACCGACTGGCCCCGCTGGTCGCTGGGTTCATCTCGGCAACGCAACAATACCCCAACCAGCGAGGCACCTTGGCGCTGGAAGGTCCGGCCGCCACTGGTCGGGAGGCTCCGATGCCCACGGTGGCGGCGGGTGTGACTGTCCCGACGCCGCCCGCACCGCCGGTCCTGCCTGTGCAGCAGGCCGGGGTCGATACGCTGCGTCCACGTGCCCGCCCAGACCTGACGTTCCAACAGAGCGAGGACGCGCTGATCGCAGCCGAACAGGCTGCTGCGGAACCGACTGCCCCCCAGCAGCCTGCTGGCGTGCAGGTGCCTACCAGTCCCGGCGTCGAATCACCGCCCGCTGCGGGTGTTACCGCGCCCTCAGTCACCACGAGTGACATCCGCGCCGGGGCGAGTGTCATGACCGACACAGGCAGCTTCCCGGGTCTCGCCGCGCTGTTCCAAGACACCGCCATGGTCGGGCAGGAGGAAGCCGCGCTGGCCGCGCGGGAGCAAGCCTTGCTGCGCCAGATGGAGTTTGCGCGACAGACGCGCGATGCTGCCACCCTGATGGAGGCCGATGGGCAACTCGCGCTCATCCAAGCGCGGAGGACTACGCTCGGGTACATCAAAGCGGGCAATGCCGCGATGTCCGGCAACTTTGACCCCATGGCCGAAGTGTTGTCAGGGATGACTGGACAGACGGTGCGCATCACGCCTACCGGCACTGGTACCTACGATGTGACCGTCGACGGGCGCGTTGCACAGAGCGGCGTCGATCCGCAGTTCATGGTACAGCAGTACCTGTATGGGGTGAATGAGGCGTACCGCGCGCAGGTAGACGCCGCACGCGCCGCTCGTGTCGCGCAAGCCGCGGAGCAGGCCAAGTACGCTGCCGAGCAGACCAAGATCATCCTTGAGCAGACCCTGCAGCAGGAGCGCGAAGTCACGGTGGAGCAGGCTAAGGCGATCTTCGCATCGCAGGCGGGGACCAACCCTGACCTCTCTACCCAGACGATCCAGAACCCGGACAACTCCACCAGCATCTTGCTCTTTGACAAGAAAAACCCGAACACTCCTTTGAGCGTCATCCAGTTGCAGACCAACCCGGATGGCACAGTGGAGACTGTCCAGACGGGTGTCGTCGATATGCGGAGAAACCAATAATGGTCGGACTCATTGATCCCTTCGCCCCCGTCCCGATGCCCACCGCTGTGGATGTGGATCGGGTCCGGCGGGAGTCGCTTGGGCGGGTTGACACCATGATGCAGGGTGGCCTCGCCGGTATCGCGCCGCAGACTGCCACGCAACAGACGCAGCCGACCGCGCCGTCTGGGCAGTTGCTGTTCAACCCGGTCACCAACGAGATGTCGGCGGGGGGTCGCACCTTTGCTGCGGACGACATCAAGTCCGTCCTCAGTGTGCCGGACTACCTGCAGTCCCCGACCGGTCCCGAGCCGGTCGGCCCCGAGTGGAAGGTCATGTCACCGGGTGAGTACGCCGCCCGGGCCAAGGCGTTCTCGGAGCGCCGGGGTACGGGGGAACTTATCGGTCGTGGGTTCAAGAACCTCGCTTACGGTCTAGGCACACTGCCGGGGACCGCGGCGTCACTTGCTGGGTTCGAGGAGACCGGGGCCGCACTGCGCGCACCAGTCGAGAGCCTCCTTGGGGACTCGGAGAACGAGCAGCTTCGTTCCGCTCTGATCGCGGAGAGCAGCAGTATCTGGGAGCAGGCTATCGACGCGGGTATCGAATCCATTCCTATGCTGATCGGCTCGTTGGTCGGGGGCGTAGGGGCGGCATCTTGGGCCTCGCGTGCAGGCATGGCGGCAAGCAGCGTGGCGAAGGCGGGCACCATCGGCGCGGCGACGTTCAACTTCCCGACCCATCTTGCGGGTATGTACGACGCGGCAGTCAGCAACAACGCGGACATGACCAGCCTTGAGACCAAGGTGGGCATCATCGGTGGTGCGACCTTGAACTCCTACCTCGATACGCTGGGTATCGAGAGCAGGCTCCTCAGCCCGATTGCCCGCAACGCACTGGAGACCGGGGCCAAGAACGCCATCCGGCGGCGGCTGACCTCTGGTATCGCCACTGGTGCCGTCGAAGGGATAACCGAGACCGCGCAGACTGCCATCGAGTCGTTGATGTTTGACCCGACGGTGCGGGACAACATGTCGCCCAAGGACTGGAAGACGCTGTTCCCCTACATCGCCGACCGTTACGGCGAGGCTGGTGCTGTGTCGTTCCTCGCTGGCCTCGGCCTTGGCGGGCTGACTGGTACGATCATGCCGCATGGCGCGCTGGCGGGTAAACCCAAGACCCCGGTCGATCCGAACAAACCCGTCGACTTGAACGCAAAGGCTGCCGAGCAGGCCGCGTCTACCACAGCGCCGATGACGGGGCTGGGTCCGGTCGTCCCTAACCTGTCGCCCGAAGAAGCCGCACTGGCTGCCAACTGGGAGGCGAACAACGCGCTCGGCCCGGCGATCCCGTCGCTGGGGGTCTCGGAGCAGGCACTGGCCGACCAGTGGCAGTCCACCCTTGGACCGATGCCGCTCACCCCGGAGATGCGCCAAGCTGCTGCCGCAGCCGACACGGCGAAAGGCCGCACGCTCCTCGCCCCCGGCGCTACGCAGCCTGCCGCTGCGCCTGCCCCCATGGAAACCCTGATCCTGCGCCCCAGCCAGCGGGCGGATGGCCGCGCTCCGATGCTGTTGGCCCCGAGCGAGATGGTGCAGCCCACCACTCCCGCCCCCATGGAGCGACTTCTCCTGCGCCCCAGCCAGCGGGCGGATGCGCGGCGTCCGATGCTGCTGGCTCCGAGTGAGATGGTGCAACCTGCTGCCCCTGCTGCGCCCGAGGCTGTCCCTACTGCCCCTACTGCCCCTACTGCCCCTACTGCCCCTGCTGCTCCCGCCCCTGCTGTCCCTGCGGGACCCGCTACGTGGGCCAGTAAGGACTATGACTACCCGGTCGAGGTTATGGCGGAGCCAGCGCAGGCTGGCCCCGACGGCCGCTTCTACCAGAAGGTACGTACACCTGACGGGCAAGAGACGTTCGTACCGGCTGATGAACTTCGCCCGGGTGCACCCGTGGCTGAGGCTACCGCACAGAACCCACTGAAAGCGAAGGCGCAGGCTGCCAAGCAAGCAAAGAACGCCTCCAAGAAGGCGCAGGCCGACGCCGCTATGGCTGCCGCTGCTCCTGCCGCTGCTCCTGCCGCTGCTCCTGCCGCTGCTCCTGCCGCTGCTCCTGCCGCTGCTCCTGCCGCTGCCGCCGCTGCTCCTGCCGCTGCTCCTGTCAAAGGGAAACCGCTGACCAAGAAGCAGCGCGAGGCTGCTGCGAAAGCGACTGCGCCTGCCCCTGCCCCCACAGCGCCAGCACTGGATGCGACGTACCCACTGGCGTCCAAGTTCAAAGAAATCCGCCGGTTCCTCTCAGGGTACACCACCAGTGGTAGCACGGACCTGCGCAACGGACTGGGTGACACCATTGGTGACTACGCCGACTGGCTGGGTGCCCGCACCGACGCAGAGTGGGCGCTGATCGGCGACGAGTTCAGCGTCAGCGACAACCCGTTCATGAACGCCTCTGGACTGCAGGACCCGGCGCAGGTACAGGCGCGTCTCGACAAGTTCACCGCCCTGATTGCACCGCCGCCCGCGCCGACGACGCCGACCGGCAAGGCGAAGGTCCAGAAGCAGGCTGCCGCAAAACCCACCGCGCCGAAGCAGGCAGCCGTCCAGCGTGGTAAACCCCAGCCCCGGGCCGAGGCGGTGCCCGAGATCACCGGTGCCAGAACTGGCGGCGCAGAGGCCACTGCTGCCGCTAACGCCGTGAAGACCCTCGATCTGGTTGAGGGTGGCACCCGCGCCAAAACCGTGCGCCGCAGCGCAGAGGAGATCGCCGCCCAGCAGACCGCAGAGCGGGCCGCGCCGACGGCGGCGCAGACGCGCGCTGTCGTCACCAAGGAAGACGCCATCAAGCGCGCGGAAACCGAAGCGGCGCGGGTGGCTAAGGTCAAGCAGGACCTGTCCGCCACCATGGTGGCTGAGGTCGATGAACTGATCGCCGACGTCCAGCAGGCTGTCGCTGATGGCGACACCTTCGCCCGTGACTCCGCGCTGTTCGAACTGCGCCGAATGTCCAGCCAGCGCGCCACCGGGCTGCGCGATACCGACCCGGAACTGGCGGCGGCCATGCGGGCGCAGATGCGCGCCGCGAAGAAATACATCGAGAGCCTGCCGGAGGAAGACCGCGCGCTGGCCGACGAGTTGTTCGAACGCTTCAAGAAGGTCGGCACGGTCGAGGAGATCGTGGCAGAGGCCGCAGCCCTGAACGAGGCTGTGGGGGGCGAAAGCGCCATCACCCGCCTCAACGCCATGCTGGACACTTATGCACAGGATCGGGACAACCTGCCGCCCGGGTTTATGACGGAGTTCCGCAAGACCGCCATCGAGGTGAAGGGTCTCGGCGAGGAGGGCCGGACCGCAATGCGCGGCAACGCGCCGCTGCTGGCCTATGTCAACGACCGCAACGAGCCGAACTGGCAGCGGGGTATGCTGACCGCCCGTGGCGCTTTCGCTCTGGCGGATATGAACCAAGTCACCAACGCCGTCGATCTGGATGGCCGCCCCGTGGCACGCATCGCGCCGGGACGGGTGCAGCTTCTGGTGCGCAACTTCGTAGCAAAGCTGGCCCGCGCTCCGCGCGTGACCGTTGTGCGCGACCAAGCCGACCTGAAAGCCCGGTTCCCCGACCTCTATGCCCGCGCCGTGGCAGCCCGTCCGCAGGGTGACTTCGACACCGCGCCTGCCATGGGCTACGCCTTCGGCGAGGGTGAGGTCATTATCTTCACCGGCCGGATCGTCACCGAACAGCAGCTTCGTTTCGTGCTTGCCCACGAAACGCTGGGTCACTTCGGGCTGCGGGGCATCATGCCCGGGCCGAAGTTCGATGCTCTGATGGAGACGCTCTACAAAGGCGACTCGCGCGTCCAGCGCGCCGTGGATGCTGCCATGGCGGCGAACAGCAAGCTGTCGCGGGCCGAGGCTGTCGAGGAATACCTCTCCGACTACGCCGCCGTGCTGGATACCAGCATCGTGGCGCGGGTGTGGAATGGCATCAAGGCCTTCCTGAACGCACTGAACATCCGCACCGGCGACGAGATGACCCGCTACCTGCTGGATCAGGCCCGGCGCTACGCCCGCTCCAAAAGCGGCGCGACCTTCGATGCACAGTCTGTTGGTGCCCGCCTCCACGAGGTCGAGTCGCTCGGCGGTACGGGTCGTTTCTCCACCGCGCCCTCCCTGCGCGACGTGAACACCGCTGCGGGCCTGCTGCGCGACAGCATTGGCGGGTTGCCGATGAGCATCGAGGAGGGCTGGGCCTACCTCAAGGGGCAGGGTGTCAACTCGGCCACGACATGGGACGGGTTCAAGTCCAAGTTCCTCAGCCTTGCCAACTTCCGTGCGCGCCAGAACCCCGGGCTGGCGGCGCTGGAGGAACTGATCGACGAGACCCGCAACATCTCCATGTCGCTCAAGGTCAGCTATAACGAGCGCCTGCGGCTGGTGCTGAACCGCGCCATTGCGGGCGAGGTGGGCGGCATCTCGGACAAGCAGACCGAGACCGTCAACCGGATGCTCTATGCGGGCCAGCGCGCCGCCGTGGCTCAGACCCGCGCCATCGGCGATCTGGGTAACGTGCCGCTGTTCACCATGGTGGACGGCAAGCTGACCAAGAACGCGCCAGAGATCGCGCGCCTGCGCGCCATCGGGCACCGCAGCTTCGAGGAGATGCGGGACGGATTCGAGTACGACGTGACCTTCGACGAGGCCGGGCAGACCGTCACCAAGAAGGAGCGGTTCGACGGCGTCAAGGGGCTGACCAAGGACAGCATCGAGTGGCGGGGCTACGTCAAACTGCGCGAGGCGATGGATGACATCGAACTCGAACTGCTGCGCGCCCGCTATGAGGGTGCCCTGCAGGAGCGGGACCTTGCCTTCCGCCAGATCGCGGCGACCGTGCCGGACGGGGAGTTGAGCGCCGAGGAGCGCGCGGCGATGACCACGCTCGCGCAGACCTATGGCGGCCTCTACCTGTCCAACGTCACGCAAGACCCGACCGGCCGGGCCGTGCTGGACGTGGACTTCCAGACCTATGCCAACGACGTGCTGCGCACCGCCAACGCGGCGCTGATCGGGGAGAAGTCGGATCGCTTCGACACCCTGCGCCAACTGCTGACCGAAGACCGGGTCTTCACGACCAAGGACGGCAAGGAGCGCCGGACCCTGCCCGCCGCCATGGAAGCCCAGTTGGCCGACGATCTGATCGCCCAACTGCAGGCATTCAAGTCGCGGATGCGGCTGGGCGAGGATCGCTACGTGGTCCAGAACAAGGTCAAGCAGGTCATCCTGTCCGAACTCGCCAGCAAGGACGCCGACAAATACACCAAGCGCACCATCGCCACGGGCTACACGCCGATCCTGCGCGAGGGCAAGTTCCAGATGCGGGTGGAGGCCTTCATCGGCAACAAGATCGTGCGGCTGCAGGACAGCTACCGCGAGCAACTGGTCTACTCCCAGTTCGACACGGCCTCCGAATCCATGGAAGCTGTGCAGAAGACGAACGCCCTGTTCGGGGACAACGAGTTCGAGGTCATGGCCTATGACCAAGACGCCGGGGAGTATCGCCTGCAGAAGGTGAAGCTGCGCGCCGTGTCCGAGCGCGCCCTCGACGCCATCGCCGCGCCGCCGGAACTGAACCTCAACGAGTTCATCCGGGGCCTGCGCCAGTTCGACATCACCCTGACGCCGGAAAAGATGGAGGACGTCATCGTCGCCCTGACCCGGCAGAACAGCAACGCGCGCAACCGGCTGGAGCGTTCGTTCACCCCCGGGGCCAAGATGGATGGCGTCATGGCGACCATGCGCCACATCGAGAGCCGGGCCTCCACCGTCGCCAAGGTGCTGATGCGCCCGCGACTGGCTGAACTGATGGACCGCAGCATGGAATCCACCAACCGGCTGTGGAACGGGGACGCTGCGGCGCTGCAGAAGTTGAAGGAGCGCGCCGAGGCACTGGCAGCCAACCCGACCGCGAAGAAGGAGGAGATCGCCGACGCGCAGCGGGCCTATGAGCAGTACGCCTACATGTACAACCAGACCAACCCGGGCGGTGGGCTGCCACGCCGGGGCAACCAGTTCTACAACGAGGCCGCCAGCACGGTCGCCTTCCTCGATGGCAACCGCAACGTGGACGAGTCGGACTTTGGGTCTGGCCCGCTGGTGTCTCGCATCCGCGCCGCCACCTCGATGATGCAACTGGGCGGCTCCGTCGCTACCGGGGCGCTGAACCTGCTGTCACTGGTCACCAACGGGGTGCCCTACCTGTCCAGCTACAACCCGAAAACCGCCTTCGGTGGTGGCTTCTCGGTCGGCAGCGTTCTGGCGGAGATGTCCCGTGCAGGCAAGCAGGTCGGTGCACCCGGTGTCACCAGCCGCGAGGCCAACACGGCGGAGTTCTATGACCGGGTCGCTGCTGCGGTCGCCGCCGACCCGGCGCTCGAAGCGAAGTACGGGTTGAAGGCCCGCGAGGCGGCCTTCATCGCACAGGAAATCCGGGACGGGGCCATGATCCCGGCCCAGTCGAACGCGCTGGTCGGCACGGCGCGCGGGCGCACCACCTCGGGCTTCATGCAGAAGTTCCAAGACGGGTGGATGTGGACCTTCAACGTCACCGAACAGGCCAGCCGCCGGACGCTGGGCCTTGCCGCCTACCGGCTGGAGTTCGACCGCAAGGTCGCCGCAGGCATGAGCGAAACGGAAGCGGATGCAGCCGCCCGCGCCTTCGCCGTCAAGGCGATGCAGTACACCATGGGCGAGTACTCGGTGCTGAACCGCCCGCCTGCATGGCGCTCGGGCATCCAGTCCTTCATGTATATGTATAAGGTCTTCCCGACCACCTCGGTGCAGATGTTCATGAACCTGTCCCGCAACGGCAAGGTCGGCATGATCGCCGGGATTGTGCTGCTCAGCGGCATCGCGGGCCTGCCCTTCGCCGAGGATTTGGAGGACTTGGCTGACACGCTGGCGCAGCGCCTCAAGATTTCGGGGTGGCAGGGCGCGCGTTACGAGACCGCGCAGTTCATCGACAGCATCCTGCCGGGCATGTCCACGGAACTCCTCAAGGGGCTGGTGAACGAATATGTCCCGGCGGACATCGCGGGCCGGACCTCGCTGGGCAACCTGCTGCCGGGCACCG